CGTTGTTGCTGCACACGGTCAAGTTTATTTACACGAGATAATTCAGAAAAACCCTTAAATATATTCTGAGATTGTTTTATACTCATTCCTGCACCCGTCAAGCCGGATGTCAGTTTATTGTAATCAGCAGATGCATCTAAGTAATTAAAGCCGATCTTATCCCCTTGTTGCCTCAACCATTCAAAAGACTGCTTACCCTGCTGCTGAGTGCCACCGGCTTGCTGAGTGACAGCAGTTGTTTGAAGCTGTGCAGATACTACCTGCTGGTTACGTTGATTGAGCTGAGAAAGCCCATAACCTCCAAGTCCCAATGCTAAGGCAGGTCCATATAGTCTTGCCAATCCACCCCCAAAATAACCACCCGCAACTGCTGCTCTTCGACTACCCGGTGGTAGTGGTGGATAGGGTCCGGGACGGGGTGGTGTTGGGGGTAAAGGTGGATGTGGAGGGTGTGGCCCCCCTCCTCCCGGAGGATAAGGCGGTAAACGTCTAGCCGCTCTCAACAACGCAGCTTGAAGATTTCTATCATTTACAACAAACTTACTAATCTCAAAAGCTACACTCTTACTAGCCAGATCCAGAGAATTACCCAAAGCTGTTCTTAGTTTTTTCTGGTCTACATTAAAAGCTGTAATGTCTAAGCTTATTCCAATCTTTTTATTGAAATTTTTACCAAAAAGCTTTAGTCTTTTCTCAAGATTCTTTAGTGTGTTATCAACTCTACGAACACTCTTTTGATCTATGTCAAACCCCAAAGAGGCAAAATAGCTTGCAATCTGAGTCATTTACTTTTCCTTGGATTTGTCTATAGCAATCTTTTTCTGAGCGTCGTATACTGTAATGATTTCGAGAAGATTATAAGCTTGCTTTATGGAATATTTATTTTCTAAATCCCATAGTGTACAAGGCTTTGTTTCATGCGTAACCAGTTTGTAAATTAACCAATCTTGTGAGAACTCTTCGTCTATCTGTTTTTCACTGTCAGTTAATTTTGAAACTGTTGACCCAGAAGTTTTTATTCCTCTGAATCGCTTACCGTAAAAACATCTTCAAAATTCCATTTGATGATTTCATCTACAAGCTTATAAAGATGTACGCTCTTACGTGCAAAATGATATTCAAAAAGATTCTTATCAATCACTTTACCTTCATACTGAATCTGACTACCAACAACAACCTTGCGTACAAGATCAATATCTGGGCGCCAGCCTTCAATATTACCATTCTCAATAAGAACGTTTTGAATATCTACAGCCAGTGTAGTAGGAAGTGCATTAAGCACATAATCCATATCATCAATGCTCACTTCTGTCTGAGGAAGAAGTGAAAGTTTTGGTTGCGCCATTATTTATCTCAATATTAAAATTAAATTAGAAAAGGTTTGATATGAAGTCAGAAGCTTCTGTTACGGCAGAATCAAACATGTTTGTGGAAGGGCGGGTGTTACCACCTACAAAATAGTCTACGGTGGTTTGTGCAAATATCTCCCACACTGTAGTCTCAATTTGGCCAGTTTTACTTACAACTGGATAGCCTGTAATATACCCCTCATTGGTAGAAAATACACTAGAGCCAGAAATATCTTTAAGTGTCAGAGACAGCCTACCTGTACCCTCTTGCATATCAAGCTCGTGTATGTAGGAAAATACATCATTAGCTTGGCTACTAGCCATCAATGAAACAATAAGGGTTGCGGAAGTATCTTGATTTCTAACTCTTGTGTTCTTGCCACGGATACCCTTTACAACAGTAAATCCACGACTATTTCTGCTTATCGCAATGGACATCCAACCGGATACTTGATAACCCCCAATGTTCAATATAACATCTTTTGGGGAGTAGGTTGCAACTGTAAATCCATTTGACATTAGAGAAGTCCTTCAAGAATGGGCAGGGATGCTACTCCAATATTAAACAAATCTTCAAGAAGACCAGATTCACCATTATTACTTCCAAGATTTATCACTGCTTGGGATGACTTCATAATCCATGTTCTGGGCTCATAATCATTACTTTTTACAAGCGAAGGTATATCTTCAATCCATGTATTTGTTGAGAAGAATAAATCACTACCACTACCATCTTTAATAAGAAGTGGGAATTTACCTCTCTGAGTTATCTCGTCAATTTGCCATAGTTTTGTTAACACTGTGTTACTACGACTGCCGCTGTAAACAGTGATCCTTATTGTATAAGTCTGGTCACTATTATAAATTCTTGCAACTCTTCCATCAACACTCTTCTGTGTTGCATAAGGCATTACATCCTTACTGATAGAGATAAAAGAGCTGTCTACAAAACCTTCCAGAGGTATAATACCTGCGACTAATACACTAACTTCAGCAGGTATATAGGTAGCTAAATCTGCCATTACTATCCCTCTAGGAAAAGGGTCTTTTCAGACCCTATGATATTACAATTTCCAACGATTATCGATTTCACCACCAAGGGCTTCAACCACAGCAACAGCAGACTCATCCATCTTAGTGTTACCACCTTCAAGACGAATCAGGTTAACGCACTGAATATCCCATTGGCGGGTTTCACCAGTTTCAGAATCGGAATAAGCAGCATCAGGGACTGTCCCGATAAAAGCTTGTCGAGCATAATATAGGCTCTGTCCAGAATTATCTTTTACGGTGATACTAAAGACATATTCATCAGTAGCGTCATTCTCATCTGCAATTTGCATTTGTTGAAAGACACGATTACTGATTGAGGCTTGGTGCAGCGTGATGCTGATTGTGGAAGCTTTATTACGGCGTTTAACACGGAATGCTGATAGATCCGAGCCAACAACAAGGCTGGCTGCTGGAACCATACGTGTTACGTTAATGAAAGTGCCTGATGCAAGACCGGAGACAATATGTGTCTGGTCAGCAACAGTAATGATTACAGCGACTTCCTCAGGACTATACGTCCCGAGAATGGTATCAGATGCCATTTGTATTATTCCTTCTTATTATGCGCTGACAGTCCCGACAATAGTAACAACTCTTACTGAGCCTTGAAGACGTGCAGTGAAGGTGAAATTGCCAGCAATACGTTGAATTCGTTGAGAAGCTGCAATTGTAAGAGGGTCCGGAGAAATTACATTCCAACCAGAATCATACAAACCATTAGCTTCCCCTTGAGAAAGAACACTACGCATTTCACTTTCAATAATCAGGAAACCATTACGTGTGTAAGGAACTTTCAGAAGATTTGTCAGACGGCTGTAAATAGCCTCTTGCATACGAGCATAAGTCCAGTCGATACCAATGATAATATCGATTGCATCCCCAACTCCAGTAGACATGTTACCATCTTGAAAGATAGCAACTCCAGCAACAGTAGTATACATGTTTGCATTCTTAAAACGCAAGTTTGTACGCTGTGTATCAGTCAAGCTCGATACTGTAACACCATTTGCTTTCTTGAAGTCCCAATCATTACTGCCGGGAGTACGAGGCAGTTGACTACCAACCCAAGCAGCTTCTGGATACTGAGTATCGGCAGTAGGCAGATAGATGATACCTGTACGACTATACCCCGCTGCTTTCAAAGCGCTTGCAACATCAGTGGTAGAAGTTGTTGGAACTGTTGCATCTTGTGTAGACGTAAAGTAAATCTTATGACGTGGCTGGATTGCAGCAGCCAAGGCAAGAACATCTGCTTGGACGTGAGTTTCTGCAATCAATGCATACCACTGATTGTTAAAGTCACTGACAGCATCAAACGCTTCAACCCAAGTTTCTGTGGGTGTGGCATTAACAGCAGTCAAGTTAGTTGAGGCGTTAACACTCCACGCATTACCAGCAAGACTAGGTGCTACTGTTAGGCTAGAAGTACCAGATACAGTGATACCTGTGACAGTGCCGATAGCAGTCTTAAGACCTGTTACAATAGTGGCAGCAGTGGCCCCGGTCCCGGATGTAAAACTATAATCTGTACCATTGATAGTTACAGTGTATACAGTTGCATCAGCAACAACAGGTGTAAATGTAACGCTATCTACTTGACGACGGCCAACAATAATATAAGGAGGACGAACACCATCCTGACCAAACAGATTAGATGCAATCTTGTAGACATTGTCAGTACTATCAAAATCATCTGTCACTGCATCAAAATCTGTGTAGATTCGAACTCGTTCTGCAAAGTTTGTAAATGTTGCCAAGACCAACGGAATCTGAAACGATGCAGTGCTGATCGCCGTAGTTTCCCTGTTGATTTGAATTTGTACGATTTGGTCCAATTCTGACACTTGAGAATTCCTCTCATTAAGGGGTTATGATAAAATCTGGAGGGATTGTTGAAACTTCACCTGTCTGTGTATCTTTAATTACAACAGCCTCCACTACATCCACAATCTGCTGTGTATTCACAGCGTATGTAAATACTACATCCATATTGTGATATTCAACCCACTTCGTATCTCGTTTCTGTGGTGCTCGGCGGATGTTTGTTTTTGTTTTAAGGTTCAATCCGTACTTCTGTAACTCTTCTCTAAAAAGAACGTTGTTTAATCTTTGTGTGAACGTGTGAGACATGTCACCAGACAAATCCCCAATAAAGCTGAACTGAACATAAACATTATAGTTAGCTTGTATTGTAAGTTCGTTAAGCTCGTTGGTAAAAGTTGATGTATAACCTTTACCGATCTGTTCAATTTGCAAAACATTGATAACTACATAATCTTGGTCAGGCTCTGTTCCATTAGCATGAGACAAGATTACATTTCTTCTAGATACTGTAGTTGGGAAGTATTCTTCTAAAGCGACAATGGCAGCTTTCCTTAAACCGTAGGTTACATCTGTCTGTATACCCATCAGTTACTTCCTTTCTTAACGACTTTGGCTGTTACATTATCTATAAGCTCGCCGGTGTTTCTAAGAGGGTCATTAAACCCTTTCATTTCAATAGTCAAAGCTGCGTTTGGAGGTGTATCCCAATCCCTCATGACTCTCTTAAGAAGGTTTTCAAAGAAATTAGAAGACTGAGTTAGAGCTGTCATAACAGACTTCCCCGAAATCACTCTTTTAATCATCTTTTCAAATTCAGCTTTAGTGGGTGAAGTTTTCATGGCTTGATATAACCCCACCCTCATAAAAGGTCTTGGTGGTGTCGTAGCACCCGGTATTAATGCATCTGCTCCATTTATATGGCCTAGCTCGTTCAACATGGCAATGTAGGCCATTGGTTGATTAGAATTATCAGGTCCATATCGGTGCTCAGGAAACCAACCTAACTGGATTTCAAGTCCATTCTTAGGAGACATATCCCGCTTCAGCTTATCCCAAACTTTAGTGTCTTTCTTTAATCTGAAAGTCATATACTGCCCTTTAGTTTGGTGTTGGGCCTATTTTGGCTGCTTTGGCTTCCCGATGATCCTGCACGCCCATCTTAAAATTCTGAGTTTTCATCACTTCATACATATCACCGTCCCACTCAAAAATATCGGGGCCGTGCCCATTAGGTCCTTCTTTCTTTGAACGAATCAAATCTGAAGTGAAAACCCATAGCCAACTACGTGTACGATCTGATTCAGGTAGCATGCTTACTTGATAATCTGAGAAAGGGTGTACGTTGGCTTGGATAACAACTTGCTCTTCAACACCCTTTACAACTTTACCTGTATCATCATCATAGACATCTTGAGAGCGACGAAGGATAGTGACTGGAACTTTTCTTACTAGAGAAAATTGGGCTATGCTCATTTATCGCCTCACAACCCAATAGGGTAGATCAGGAATTCCATATGCAAACCTGTCCATCCAGTGACCTTCCTTACAACCTACTTCATCAATAGTTTGTACAATCTTACCTGAGTAGGCTCCACAATCCGCTCTGTTATTCCAAACATCCACTGTATCAATACCAGCAGCATAGATATTAAGACTACCTAATCCTAGTGTTGGGTTCTGTGTAATGTTGGACAATAGTAGCTTGTACCAATCTAGAGCATTACTCCAGACTTCATAGTGACCTGCTGTTTCGCGGTACACTGATTTATTCTTGGCAAGGTCTGCGAGGATTGCGTAGATAGCAAAAATAGATGCTTGTCTTACACTACCACCAGCCATATCAAGAAAATATTGAATTTCTTCATCCGTGAAAGTGTATGGTTCGCTGTTATCACCAATAAAAAGGCGAACCGCTTGAATTGGTGTTAGGGCCATATCTTTTCCTTTGAAAATAAGGGGAGTATTTCATCCCCTATCTTGTTTACAACTTAGGTCAACGACAGACGAACAATCGCTTGTGGCCTGAGGCAAGCGTTCAACTGGTTGGATTCAGACATAATCTCAATCTTATCCATCTTATCGCCCATGTACTCTGCGTAGTAAACAGACTGACCAGCAGTGTTAACACTTGGAAAAGTGAGAGCAGGAGCGAAGTAGGTCTGGAACATATCAGTTACACCTAGCGGGAACGCGTAAGCATCGCCAGCAGGGATAAAGCGTTGAACAACACCATTTTGATCAGTGTAAGTACCACGGTATTCGATGAAAGTCAGACCACCAAAGTTGAAGACTTGGTAGTTGGCAGGCAGACCCATACCAGCAGCCGACAGACGATTAACCAGTGGATCTTGATCGCGACGGAAATACTTATAAACTTCAGTGATATAAGGGTTGGTGATCAGAGCTTGGAAGTATTCTGGCGAGCAGATTACAACAAAGTTGTCAGCAATCTGACCATTCAACAGACCATCTTGGATACCCGAGATAATGTCGTTGGTGTAGCTCAGAGGATCAACGTTGACGTTACCCAGATCAGTAACAATCTCAGTACGAGTAACACCGAACTCATTGTAGTAGTTTACGGTTGGACCATAAGAACGGGTCAGAGTACCGCTTGGAGCATACACACCACCAGTGGTGATGATTTGCATACGGGATACTTCTGACAGACGCTCGTAACGATTGCGAATCTCTTGCATCTTACGCAGACGTACAGCAGCAACAGTTTCCAGTTCCAGACCTTGGGCAAAGTTAGTCCAAGAGATGATACCTTGCAGATCACGAGGAGTGATCATGGTATCCAGTGGGAAGTGAGGAATTGGGAAGCTTACCAGAGCACGCTGAGTAGGCTTGATGGTGCTGTTACGCTCATCCCAGTTACGGTCAACTGGCAGACCATCAACTTCAGTCAGCAGGGAAACCGATACGTTTTCTTGAGTAACACCCTGTTCATTAAACAGGCCCATGCTGTTGATCAGGCCCCAACGGTTAGGAATGGTGACGATCTGGTTGGTAAGCTCAGTTACCTGAGTAGTGTTATTTGGTTGAAAAGCAATTGCCATTTATTTAGCTCCGATTGTTTAGTGTTGTGAGAAAGCTTGACTTAGCAAGCAATCTCAACAAGAATACCTTGTGCTTCCAGCAGACCTTTGAGGGTCACAATCTGAGCAGCGTTGAATTGAGTGTTAACAGCTTTGATCAAGAAATCAGACAAAATAACTTCATCACGAACAAAGGCAACGGCTGGGGTGTTAGTGGTTGCAGCTACATCGAAGGTAGGCTTCCAGCTAAGACGATCACCAAACACAACTGCAAACTGAGTACCAGCAGCGGTGAGGTCAGCAACAACAGCACGGTGGAAAGTGGTATCAGCAGCAGCACGAGCTACAACAGTACCCATAGGAACAGCACCAGCAGCAGCGAAGTTCAGAGTGATAACTTTACGAGCGTAACCAACACTTGGGTCCAACTCGTGAACAACCAGATCACCAAGGGTGCGGTAGGTCAGATTAACAATAGCCATTAGGAATAGTCCTCTTACTTAGTTTTATAGGTTTTTTGGATAAGTTTAGCGAGAGCGTCTTCCATATCGGGGTTAGTCTCGACCTCTACATCAGCACCCATTTCTTTAAAGAGTGGGTTTTCTACAAGAGCAGCATTTGCTTTAGTAACAGCAGCAACTACAGCTTCGTATTGAGCGTCTGAAACACCTTCAAGGGATGCAGACAGGGCAGCAGCTTGATCTTCACCAATCGAAGCTACCAGAGCAGCTTTACGAGTGGCAGCTACAGCTTCTTTAGCTTCAAGTGCTGCTTTATCTTGAGCAGCTTTGAATTCAGCTACAGCGCTTTGAGCTTCAGCCAGTTTAGCTTGCAAATCTTGTACACCAGCCAGAGCAAGTTGAAGATCAGCAGCTTGTGCTTCATATTTAGTGCCGAGTTCGGAGAGTTCCGACTTAGCGAGTTCTAGTTCGTTCATATCGAAACTTTGTCCTTCTTTATTCATTTTAAATAGTTTGTCTTTGAGCATTGATTTCTCATCACCTTTATGACTTTGCGCTGTATCTGCTAAGTATTCGTAAAAACCCTCAAGGGTCATTACTTTATCAGCTAGACCAAGCTTCAAAGCATCCCCGGATAGGAAAGTCTTTGCTTCTGTGGCTCTAACTGCTTCTACAGACATGTTCCGGTTACTGGCAACAAACTCTGTAAAACTTTCGTATAGTGTGTCTACTTTTGTTTGGATGTCTGCAAGAAACTCTGGTTTGAAAGAGCCATCATTTGCAAATGGAACCTTATCAGCCCCTGCTGTAATGAAGGTACGCTCATAACCATCTTTCTCAAGAGCTTTGCTATCATTCATAAGTCGAACAACTACGCCGATGCTACCCAATTCCGACTGACTATTTGTGATGATTTCATCAGAGATTGCAGTGAGTGCATAGGCTGCCGATGCGCTGAGTCCGTCGATATACGACAGAATCTTTACACCCTTGGTATCTGCATACGAGCGGATATAATTGGCGGCATCAAATACACCGTAAGCCTCGCCACCGCCGCTGTCAGTCATGAATGCAATTGTCTTGGCACCACTATCTGCAAGGTATGTAAAGTCTTCCTTAAGTTGCTGATAGCTAGTACCACCACAATCAAAGCCCATCATAGTTACAGGCTTATCTGTAAGTGGACCTTGGAGATTCATAACAGCAACACCAATATCACTATTGAAAGAGTAGCGGTCTGTCACCTCATGTCTTTCTGAATCACCCTCTTCAAGCTTGAAGTCTTTCGAACAACGAGCATCTAGGTAATCACAGATATTCTCAAAGGATACCAAAGACATCAATTGAGGTGTGTTATATACTTTGTCACGAAGCCTAATCAATTGATGAGACATTTAGTTTTCCTTGTTTGAGACAGATGAATCACCAGAAGATCCGTTATTGTTTCCTGTGCCTGATGGCAACCCTTCCTTTAGGCCACTTCCGCTAGCCGATTCAGAAGGTCCAAGAAGTTCATTAAGATCCTCTTGAGACATACTTTCATCAACACGGTCTGGAAGACCTAGCGCTTCAGCAATGTAGTTAATATTCTTAGGAGAAGGGACAACAAGACCTGTTGCTTTAACTCGTTGAAGAGCACTTGCATACTCACCAATATCCTGATTATCAATATCACCGTAAGCAAACTTAGGCATATCCACTGGATTCCAACCATTCAACTGAGCTAGTTGTCTGACTAGATCGTTGTTAAGTTGATCTTGAATCTCCATGAGGGCAGCTTCAATACGAGTAGCAATGATAGATGTTTTACTATCTGCTAGGCTATAGGAGCCTGTTGCACCTTGACCTAGCTTAAGAACATCTGCGAAAAAGGACATGAGGATTTCATTGGAATACCGATCAATAATATCTCCAACGTTGAAGCTCTTTGTGCCAGTAACACCGGCAAGCTCAAAGTTGAACATCTTATTACCGGCATCATCGAAGATAGAAGGAATAATTAAACCTTCTTGCTCTTCACGGTGCAAGTTACGCATTACTTTCTTAAGGTACTCGTATGTCTGTTTATCAGAATCAGATGCACCATCAACCATATACTGTACAGGGATAGTAAGAACTGGAAGACCTCTCATATCCTTACTGACACCAATAGCTTCTGCTTCTTCTAACGCCTTCTTAAACTTCCAACTTTCCCAGCAGTAGTTAAGAGGAGAAACACCAATTGGTGAGTTCTTCCTAACATTAGTACGGAACAGCATAAACTTTTCACGGGGAATCAAAACACCGGGATAGATTTCCATCTGTTGGACATCACCAGTTTTGGTTGTTGTCCACTGACGTACACCCTGAATCTCTCGGTTGTACTCATCCATCTCCCACTTGGCAATTGTTTCTTGGCCTCGTGGAACAATCTTTTTAATACCAATCAAACCGTCATCATAATATGAACCATTTGATTTCAGCCTTTTGCGAAATACCTTTTCCATGACAGAAAAACCGTAGGTATTGAAAGAACTGATTTCTTTAATAGTTTGATAAAGGCTTGTGTCTAGATCAGCGATACACTCTTCCAAGAATTTCTTCTTGCGTTTCATATCGTCTGTAGCGTCGTGTGGGATTTCAATTTTCCACTTTACTTTACTAATCATTGTTTCAACTAACTGAATAGCTGAACTAACAGTAGCATCACGACGCATGTTATTGTATGTGTTAATGCACCAAGGCCATTGGAGTTCTTTTGCACAACCGTCTAGGATAGTGCCACCAATAATGTTCATCCCCGGCTGACCATTTTCCGAGAACTTAATTCTGGGAATAGTTGAGTCAGCACCTGTTGTCAGAGGAACACTTAGTGCATCCACCACGGGAGCCTTTGTCCTAGCCATGTAGGCTCCTTGTTAACGAATATTATTTAAAGGGTTTGACTTCTCATCAAAGCCAAAGGATTTCATACCACTCAGGAAATTAGGAACAAAGACTTTTTGAGCAAGAATCATGAACGCATCACTACAACAGTCAACGAGGTCGTCATGTCCATTTTGGCCGCTTTTTCTTTCGCCTGTGAACGTCTCCAGCTCCTTGTAAAAGAAACCTAACTCACTGTATATCTTGTTCTCGTAGTCTGTTCCACAATTGCGTAAAATTCTTATCCCCCCATTCATACACATTGACGCAAATGGGCGGAAACGGTCAACTTTCCGTGTATTCGCCTTCATAGTGCGAACAAAGAAACCTTCTTCTGATATCTCTCTTGCTAACATAGTAGTTGCTGCTTTGGATGCAGGGTTTGGGTCCACAGGCAAAACTATATCTACGTTTGATCCGTCCCTTCTAGCATTTTCTACTACAAAGTTTTTCCAATCACCAAATCTGATCCGAATTCTCTGTACTTCGTGAACGAAAAAAGTACCATCTTTCATTTTAGAAAGTTTAACACAACTGGTGTAATCAGGATCGTAGGAACTATCTGAAGATTTGAGTGTACCCGCGAAGTCATATGCACGAACAGTTTTTACTATATCTGTCCAAGCAGGTTCTTGATTTTCTTCTTTGAACCACTCCCGCTTTATTAGACCTTGACCTTCTGGCCTTGCTTCCCAATTTCCGTGGAGAAGAATTTCTTTCTCAATCCTAGGAAGACCTTGCAAAAAGGCAATATAACTTTTTTCAATATGAGGGTTATCGTAAACCGAAGCAGAAATAAACCTAAAGGAAAGAGCTACGTTCTCTGGATATCTTTCTTCTAACTCTTCCTTTGTATCAGCCCAGTACATCTCATTATCTAAGCGAACAAACCATCTAATTACACCCTGTTTTGCAGGATCTGGTCTTCCAAACAGCTCATGACCTTCTGGATAAAGATACCAATCAACCCATTTCCTGACCCATGAGTCAGGATCGGGGTTCATCGTTGCACGCATGTTAGGCTTCATGTTAGCCTTAGTCCGCAAACGAGACAGGATATAGTTAAACTGGGATTCTTCAAATTGACACAATTCCTCCATCACACAACTGGAAATTTGTGCACCTTGAAAGTTGTCCGTATCATCAACACGTTCAAAGTGAGAAAAGAAAATCTCGGCATCAGAGCTTGCAATAATTTTTAAATCTTTAATTCTTACTCGACAATCCGGGTCAAGTAGTTTATACAGTTGTTTTGCTTCATCCCAAACAGCACCGGGCTTTAGCAACATGGGTGTTGTGCGGCGGAGTGTCAAGCCCCTATACAGGGGATCATGCATATACTTTGCGTGGTGCGCAAGCCCTGCCCAAGTCTTCCCTCCGCCTGCCTGACCCCCATAAAAGCATATATCCACCCAATCAGGGGTGGATAAAAACATGGCCTGAGGGCGACTGGCGGGTGCGATTACATTTTCCAAGTACACTAACCTCTATTTGCTCAATATTGTTTTTGACCTCTAACCAGCGATCTTTATTTTCTAAAGTGTTTGAAACAGAATTCCTAGCAACGCCATACAATGACGCCAAGAATTTCTGTTCTACAAAACCCGAACGCCACAATATTAAAGCTTCGACCACATCTACTAAGGAAAATATAGCCTTACTATTTAATTTATGTTTCTTGATTCCTAGGTCTTCTATAGCTTTAGAAATCTTATCTCTGTGAGAATTCCTGTGTAACATCCAGTCTTCAATATATTCTTTTTCAATATCGCGAATAGTCTTGCTAAGGTCTTTTTCAAGACTTTGTAAGTATTGATCAGAGTTATTATTTAGAGCTTTGACTAAATAACCAGAACAAAGAGACGGATCAAAGCCTTCTTGGAAACGTTCGGACATAGTTCTAAAATAGCTGGCACTAAAATCTCTACCGGAGACCTTATTAACTTTTGTAGAAAAATCCTTCGGACCCGTCTTTTCTGATCGTTCCCAAAAGTCTTTAAATACATTGAAAGCCAACCAATCTTTCAGCTCACCTTTATGGCGAAAGATTGGTACATGAGAGCCTACGTTTATTAAAAAGTCTTGATAACAATCTTTTTTATAAATAAACTGTTCCATGTATTTTGTATTATTTTGCTTCCAATTAATAAGCTTCTTCTTTCTTTCAGTAATTCTTCTGGATGCCTTGATTTGCTCAAGAAGTTCCGGCGGATGGGTTACGCCAAACATCGGATTATTTTCTCCAGAGCATTGGGCACTTACCGCTTGAGAATACTCTTCTCTGAGTTTAGAATAAACTTTAGAGTTAATACCTACGTGACTATTGCCCGCAATATTATTTACCCATCTTGAACTCATGATATGGGCGGCGCGCATCAAACTTACATTGTCAGGATTTGCTTTCCACAACAACATGTGTGCTATAAAATGCTCTCTACCTGAAAACAATACAAAATTTTCAGCAGAATCTGTTCCGCCAATACATACAGGAATAATATGGTGAGCTTCGGTATAAAAAGGTACTTTAGATTTGTTCAGACCACGAACTTTAGCTTTTTCTACAAGTGCATTGTAAATCTTTTCGTAATTCAAAACTCAATATCTCCAACTAGATTAAATAGGCGAGAGCTAGCTAACTGAGTTGGCAGTTAGCGGGGATGGCCATCCGTTCGCTCTCATTGTATTTACTTATCTTCAGAACTTTCTTCTTCAGAATCACCATCTTCGTGCATACCACCTGCCTCGACAGCAGCCAAATACTGTCGAATCATTTTATCCTTTGCACGGCCTTTAATACCACGAGAAGCCACAATAGGACGCATCTCTTCGATTGGCATTGCTTCCAATTCATCTTTCGAGTAAACCTGTTCACCCAAAGGAACCGGAATAGTCTGCAAACCGGGAGCTTGCTCTACAGTTTTATCTGTCTCAATCACCAGACTTGCTGTAATAGGAAAACCTTTGAGACGAGGGTAAGTGTTCTCATGAAGTGTATAACCTTCTTTACCCATCTCCAGCACCTTATTAACGAAGTCTACAGGACTCCCGAAAGTAAGGTTAACAATTTGCTTAGCCATGTGTTCGTACCTTTTAAATTCGTTTAGTTGCTTCAAGAAAGATAATGTATCACTATCAACATATGAAAGTCAATAGCTTAATAAAATAAACATGAAATAATTTTATTAAAGAACATTCATCCTTAAATGTTCTCTGTAAAACTACTTAATTATGCGCCCACTCCTTCAACTCTGACCCTGACTGTTGTGTTAGGTAGAAGTGTAAGTGTGTTAGCACCAAGACCAATCAGCACCGTTGTCAATACACTATTACCGTAAGTGAGACCTGTTAAGGCTGTACTTGTACTAGTATAGGCATTCAAACTAGCTTGCCTAATCCCTGCAACAGTGTTTGCTGTACTTACAGGCTGAACTTGTACATCAAGAATCTCTGTGAAGTCAGTACCTGTTGTAACTGTCCAGACAGAAGATGTGCTGTCGCTCACCACTGTGTAATATTTAACCTTGACCCGAGCTACCAAACTATTATCAACACGTCTTGTGATAGGAAGTGTTGCGGATGTAATCTTGGTATCAAGGGTCATCTGAAGGCTTGTAATATCACTAATTACGTGGATATGAGCACTTGGTGTAAAGCTTGTAGGTTTGTTTGTGAGATCATTCCATGACCCTGAAAACAATACAGGTTTATTCAGAATCTGACTTACACCACTTGTAGCTACCCAATCACTATTAACCTGTGCAGCGGGTATAGTTGGCAAACCTGTCAAACTTGAATAGGCACCGCTTGTAGCAACGCTACTCAATCCGCCTACGTCTGCTGCACTAAGAACAATTGCACCAGTTCTACCCGCAACAGAGGTGACGGGATAGTTAACTGTTGGGATTACTGGCTTATTTGTAAGGTCTGCATAACTACCAGTAGACGCAACAGTTGCATAAATAGGCTTGTTAATCAAGTCAGCATATGAGCCACTGAACAGTGTTGGCTTACCTGTCAAGTCATTATAAGCACCTGAGAACAGACTAGGCAGTCCAGTAAGACTTGAGTAAGCAATAGCATCAAGAGAGTTACGCTTGCTGTCAAGAGTTGCTTGAAGATTGGCTATATCGCTGATTGAATGGCTGTGAGATGATGGTGGAAATGTCAGAGGTTTATTCTGAACATCAGCCCAACTGATATTAACAGACGGAACCTGAGCCAATGTAATGTAAGCCGAATCATTCTCAAACGAACTTACTTTGGTTGGAAACATGGGTTTATTTGTAAGGTCTGTATATGAGCCACTTACAGCAACAGAAGATAAGCCTGTAACTTGACTTACTGGAACATTAGCTGTGTTTGAAAGCTTACTATCTAAAGCTGTCTGCAACCCTGTTACATCACTAATTGGATGCTTATGATCTATAGTAATGTAACCACTATTGTTTTCTATCTGATTTGTAGATGTTGGGATAACAGGTTTATTAATCAGATCAGAATAACTTCCAGTTTTAGCTACAGATGCCAATCCTGAGTTTTCAGATTTAAGATAGTTTATGTCTGTATTTACAGAGGATAATTCACCCTGTAAACCTTCTACTTCTGAAATGGTATGCGTATGTGCAGATGGAGCAAACGTTGCTGGAACATCTGTTAAATCTGCATAACTACCTGTGAATCCTTCACCAATCTCACTGATTTGTTTTTGAATGTCATCAAGATCATTTTGATCAGCAACGCCAATGAAAACACCCTCTTGAATATAGCCTGAAAACTTAGGCATTCCGTTTGTGCCAGCAAGAAACATCTGGTCAGCTTGGATATCAAAAACAATGTCTGTACCAGCTTGGAAGATTACGGCTGTATCCAAGAAGTCCAATACGTTTTCACCAATACCAAAACTTGTCCCGTCCTTACCTGTAGTCCATGAGGATTTGGAGGGAAAGTACTTAACTGCAACACCAGACTTCTTGTCTGTGATACGCAGCCTTACGTTAGTCATATTCCCAGTTGCAGTAAAAATAAGGGAGTTTGTACGTGCAGTAAACTGGGTGGTGTAATTAAAGGTGAGGGGGTTTGTCGAGATAGTGATACTACCATTGGCCTGAGCATCAACCCTACGTTCAGCTTCTTTCAAATAGAAATAATAGGGCTTGGAAGCTGGTGCATTTCTGGGAGTAGCATAATCCAAAAGCTGATATTTAATATTATCAACCATGTTCTCAAATGCAAGAAAGCCTGCTGATTCAGAGAGTCTAATAACATCTCCGAAATCAATACTGCCAGACTCTACAGCAAAACCTACTGGAGCGAGAAGGGAACCAGAAGACAGCACCCGCATACCACTGCCTTGAATTGTACCATCAGCAGCTTTGTAAGGGAGTTGATCGATAGGCCACATTGAAAGGTCATTACCTTCACCTTCAATGATTGTAGTTTTGTTTCTGTTTGGGATAATCATGGTCTATCTCCTTATTCGTAAGTTTCTACGAAGAGACGACCACCAGATGCACCTTTAGCCCATACTCTAGATGATGCTGGGACTTTTTCAATAACAGTCCAATTACCATCTAGATTACCTTGCTTCAAAGGCCAACCATCATTGGATGTACCTACTGGCTGACTTGCACGTACCAGGAGAAATACGGTGGCAGCAGATTTATTATTGACGATCAGAGATGTTCCCGGAGCAATACCTGTGAGAGTGTATAAATCTACCCAAGTATTGGTCGTAAGGAATACATCATTCAGTGAATCCATAAAATAAACACCTTTATTATTTTTGTATTAGGTGCTTGACAAATTTATAGTGCAGTCAAAGCAAGGACACTTTAGGTAAAAATTACAAGCTCAATGTTTCTAAATTTTGAGCAGCTTCTAATTTTATCTTTTGAATCCTTGCTTGCAGGGAATTTTCTACCCTTACATCATAGCCTTTTTCTAACTTATATCTTTCAATAGATATTTGTAAACATTCAATCTTTGCTACTTGCCACGCTTTATGTGCATCTTCTGGTGTAGAGTAGACACCCAAATACTCAAGGATAGATTTACCTTCCTTAAAAATATTAACCGTGCTTACGAAAGGTTTTGATTTTTCATTCACCATATTCTTATCAGTTAAATAAGAAACACCCAGAGGATATTTTCCTCTAGCTTTGTCTGCGCAAATAACTACCTTATTTAGCCACTGTGGGATAAACACACAAGTATCTGGACCATATATCTTGTTGCCCGGTACTAGAATATCTTTATCTAAATCATAACCTTGCCAATGTTGATTCTCCATCCAAGATTTGAAGTTGCTAGCCCTAAGCCACTCTGGGTGAACTTCTTTATCTGCATAAACTCCCCGATCTTTTTCTTTATACGTATCTGAGCATCGAGTTAGCATATGCTTCCATCTAAAATAGAATGGGCAACGTTCTTGTTTTCCATTAATAACGGCTGCAACAGCATAATCTAAATCATTAATGCCTAAACCAGAAACTAATCTTGCCAATTTATCAGACCTCTATAGTCAAGCTTCTTAATGTCTGCAACAGGGACATTGTAACAAACCCTTCATCAAGGAACTTGCTATAGAGGTCTTACTGTTACAATGTTTTAAGCCATTGCAGCGGCCTAATTCTTTCAGATACTACTCTTCATTCTCATCCGGGTCAACAAAAACCAGACTAAGACGTGGTTTCAATTCAGCTGCAATCTCTTTCGGAGTCTGTTCAGCTTCTTCTTCGTCCCTCTTACCCTTTAGTCGAGCATTAAAACTACCGAGCTCTTCTGCCGTGGCATTCTTGATAACACTTACAATAGAGTTGAGTACCCACTTGGCAGAGGCAACGCTGTCAGCATTAACATCGGTGCCCGCCAGACTTTTATCCACCAGCTGAAGCGCAATATCTTGACGCTCCAGAAGCTTATCAGCAAGTTCTCGGAGCTTGCTCTTCTTGATTCGAGTGGAAGAATTACCCTTTTCATTCCTATTGCTTTTCTCTCCATCAAAACGTGTTGCACGTTGCGCTGGGGTATGCGGTTGTTTAGCCATAATATTTATTTCCTGTAGTTTAGGATTTTCTTAAGCAGACTCGCAGGCTATGCCTTGCAGTATTCATTTAGAAGGAGAATGCTTAAGAAAAGACCCTGTTGCAAGCCTATGACAATATAGGAGAGGATACGTCACAGGCTATCAAGGTCTGAAAGAGATGTCCGGGAGAGGAGACAGACACTCTTTAATGCTGAAGGAGGAGAGAAAACTTCAGCAGGTGGAAACATAAACTTTATGTAGAATTTGATTCTTTTCGTTTATGTCGGTGAAACCAATCTTAGCTCAATCATCACTATTAGCTGTACAGCTAAAATAGACAGACAAGCTAATCTAAAATTCGCAGAACTACCACACTTGTACGGCTCTCGTAGTCCGCCCTTTAATGTGGCATTGTGGTTGAACACACTGGTCTGCTGTCAACGTACTACGCCGCGTATGAACGTAGTAGCCTATCCCTGTTCCCATCCTACCAACAAACTTATGGAAATTGCTAGAATCGTGCCATATCACCAAGGATTTGTTGCTCTTTAAAACCCTTCGTATTCTTCATTCATATCTTTTCTCCATCAATATATCTAATTATTACACAGTTAAGGGTTTCTGTCAAGCACTTTATTCATATTTTGGTAAGATAGTTTTGTACATAGTTTCGTCTGGGCAAGTTATACTTTCAAACGCCCATTCATTTCTGAACACTTCCATACTATCTTCCAAATATTCTACTTCAATTTCACAGACGCAATATCCGTCAAGCCTGCCGCACTGTGAACAAAAACTTACTTCGCCCATAGTGGACAACCTCTTTTGTTTAATTTATGTACTTAGTTAATCACAGACAATAGTTATTTGTCAAGTGTTAGTGAAATTAATTATCAAACCCCCAGCAACTATCCCAATCATTAGCCTCAAAACAAATATAAAAATACTGATCTAAATAGCCAGCATACTTACCTTTGTAGAATAGGACGGGGTCGTACCCAAAAGTTAAACCATCAATTTTTACTTTATTGTAATCCCACCCAGCGTTTTTACACACCCAATTAACTTCCTTTGTGTATTTCCTGATGTCTGCCCAATCTCTTTCTATAGATTCATACGCAGGTGCTTGTTCATGAAATTTATACCTCATTTCTTATCCACCTTGCAGAATGTTGTATCACCCAATACTGTTTTCCAAGCATTGATCATTGCATCATGCAAATCTTTCTCTGCTGACTCTTTCACTAACACACTATCATGATAGGCAAGAACAGCGTGACCTTTCTCCCCCATTGCACCAACGATGTTCATCATAATCTTACTGTCAATATTCTGAAGCATAATACCGCCATCATTGAAGAACATGTCTCGAATAAAGTCATTATGGTCCCTGACAGCTTGCAAGACTTTACCGTAGTCGTTTGTTCCAGTCATAGCATAGAACGACTGATCTTCTAGCTCTTTCTCACGGTCTAGCTTAACCTTGTTACCAAGTGTCCATGCTGCACTATTCATATCATCAGAATTCATACCAATGAGAATAGCAAGCTTTGCTAGCTGACGTCTTGGATTATGAGCATTTCCTGTAAATGTCTCCCAAACTGTTTTTAGTTTTTCATCAACTTGAATGAAAGATAGATCAGCATCATAGGGAGAGAAATTCTTACCCTTCACATCGTAGATATTAAACCCATCATCATTAAGCATAAGTTGGTAACAAATACTTGGGTGAATTGCACTATAGTCAAGCTCTACAACACATTCACCATCAATCTTAAGAGAGGACGCTCGGATGTGTTGAGGCAACAACTGAACTCCACCTCCAAGCGTGTACAGACGTCCACCTTTATCAAGATCACCAGAGAAGATACGACGATACGCAACATCAGCAATCGGCTTACCATCGAATGTAATCTGTGCACCTTCCAAACTGTTATTCATATTTCTCACCTCTGTCTTGATATCTTTAAAGCCTTTGTGACCACGTGTAGGCATCAATTCTTTTGTTTCTCTATTTCGGATGATGGCTAAGTCATTCTCTTCTAGCTCACGCCATAGGTTATAAGAAGTGTTAACGCCTTCCCACATATCTATTGTCCTCTTACGAAAGATAATACATGAGGGGATAACGTAGTCTGGTTTTGGCTTACCATTAACCATTTTCCAAGACTTAACATAGCCTTTGTAAAGATCAATATAACCCTTCTCTTCTAGAAAATCAACAAGTGATTTTACTTTTCTGTATCCAATACCCTGTGATGACTTGGTGTATGTATTCTTATCCAGGCTAAAGATGAAACCACCAGCCTTATGTTTGATAGCACGAGCACTGTTGCTGATCCACCATCTAACTGCCTCTTCCCATTTCTCTTCTGTATGAGCAAGCACTTGATCTACGATCTTCTTATAATACTTAGATTCATGGTAATACACGTAACTTCGTACACATCTTAGATTGATAGAGTACACCTCTGACTCCTTCATCTTACTTAATTCATAAATCAATTACTTCCTCCTTCTCTTTCTGTTATCTGTATTGATATTAGTGGATAGATTGGTGGTGGTAATACGAGATACATGTATTCAAGTACATTTTATACATAAATATGCCCTACAAGCCACAGCCTGTATAGGTTTGTACATTTTACTACTCGGTACTTTCTACCTTTTTATGCCCCAAATCTCCAACCAATCTACACCCTCATTCATCCCCTGTCAAGCAACACCACCACAAACCTCTCACACAAATAAATCCCTTCAACCCCTTGCAATGCACAAAATAGCTTGGTATCATGATTGCACAACGACAGATTGTCGATAATTGAGAGGAGATAAAAGATGATCACTAAAGACAGCCCAGAGTATGACGTACACAACACACATTGCTGCTATACACATGGTTGTGCTTATTTGGAGGATGCTGTATGTCCTGTTGTGAATGGTCTTGGGCAGGGTGTTGTTTGTCAGGATTGTGTTTATGATGATATTGAAATGGAAGCAGCAATTACTCTTTTAATCAGTAGGGGCTTTATTCCTGAAGGGTTCGATTATAGAACCCACACTCTGAAAAATGTTCCAAAGGAGAAAATTTGATGCAAGCAATTACAAAAATAAATGATTGTTACACAGAGGCAATGTTTCATGCAACAGGTCATGTACACGCTGCACCTGTATGGGAACGCTTCAGTGTACAACGTGTGGTGAGTATGGCAGCCTGTATTGTTGATGGACATTTGATTGTGGGTAATCGTCACTTCTGCCCAATCATGCGGATGACAATTGAGAATCTTGGTATTGATCCTTTCGACAATCAGCATGATATGGACACTGATCAAGGTTTTGTTGATCAGTGGGGAGTGTACATGTCACGAGAAGAGGCTTGGGTTGTTGCTAAAGCTGCTGGTCAAATCAAGAAGGTTTATACTAAAGGTATCCTCTACTCCGAGTGCTACCTGTGAAATCAACCCAAAACACCACAACATAGTGCAGTTTCCACCCCTTCCAGCAACGTTACATGAAAAGGCTTGTGCTGATGGTGCTAGAATCTGATTTAAGCTAAATTACACATAGATAATTGAGGAGAATAAAATGCTTTTGAAAGAAGGTGATGTAATCGAGATTAAAAATGGTCACACTGTGTACTCTACCGTGCCTAAACATTTCTTGTTTTCTAACCTAAAGGGTGATTTTAGCTTGGCGAGAGGGGAATGTACTGTGCAAGGAGAGCTGTCTTATCTGTGTGGTGAATATGTAGTGGATACTGTAAAATTTGAGGGTGGCGGAACGGGACACGGACCACATGATGTGTACCCAAATGGACACCATGTCTTCTGTAAATCTTTGACATCTGGGAAAGAGCTTGACTTCTATCAGAGCGGTTGCTTTTCATGTATGATTACAGATATCCAACCTATAGGAAAAGCTGAAAGGTATTGGAAAATTATTGATAAGGAAATCAGTAAATGAAAACCCACACTGCTTCTCCATCATCTTGGGAATTCGTGTAGAATTCCCTAAAACAATCCCTTGGACGAGCCTTGACACAGAGAGAATGTTCCAAGTGTATGCAAGCATATATTAATAGTGTACCTTGGCAGGATGTTGCTAAGGAATTGGAGGGGGAAGAATGAGCAGGGAATGGTATCTAGATAATAATGGTAATGTTAAAACTTACACACTTATTGAGAAGTTTGATATTTTGTCTAAAGAAACTGGCTTAACAGAAAACCACAAAGATCTGTCTGATTGGTTCAAATCAACATTAATGAGTTATGTGTATAGCACAGATAAAAGTATTTCTGACACAGGTTGGGCAGAGTCTGAATGTGCAAGAACTTATGTAGATGATAGGTATTCTTGGAAATGACCATCCTCCTAGCTCACATAATCTGTGCAATATGCTCGTTTCTATTGGCAAAATCATGGCTTGAAAACGTTTCTCGGCCATACGGAGGGATCATTAAGGCTTGGCGTAAGGCACACGAGAATGACCCAGAAACATCCAATGAAGATAGGCGCGACATGAGGAATACACCAGACAATATTTTGAATGCAATTGTCTGGACCACTATCCTTGTTGCTAATTTAATTGCATGGCCTCTTGTGTTGTGTATGTTGGTGTGGTACAAAGTGTTTCCAGAGGATTTTAGTGATGAGGGTTTGAAGTGAAGTATAAATTTGAAGATTATTATGGGAGTGGTAGGTTGGTAGCAGAGGATAAGAGTTTTCATACGATCCCAGAAAGTGGTGTTGCAGTGAGAGTTGCAGGTATAGACGGGATGTTGTACTCAATTCCAGACTCGTCTTCACACTGTGGTGGTCACGGTATGGGAGGTATGAAATCCTGTCAAGGTGTAGTAAGTCCAGCAGATATGAGACTTATTGTCATCAAGCACACTTGGGAAGATGTTTTTGATATTGAGGTGATTTTTTGAACATTTACATCGTAACAGGCAGTCGTGGAGAATATGATGAGTATCAAACATTCAATGTCAAAGCTTTCTTTACAGAACAATCCGCACAAGAGTGGATTAACAAACAGCCTAGTATTAACTATGACGCTTTGAATGAGCTTTCCAGTCTTAAAGATGAGAATTGGGAATCAGCAAATTTACTACATACGCACGGAGAGATGGATAATTGGTCCGATGCTAAATGGGAGAAATTCTACGAATTTCGAGCTGAGCTAGATAATAAATCTGTTAAAATTATTCAAGAAAAGTATCCTGATGCAGACTTGACAGCGGATATAGATTTTCATGGATATTCAATTGAATGCATTGAGATGGAAGAAGCCTAATGACATTCACACAAGAGCAACGTAAGGCCATCCTTGAGAAATACCTTGACTACGTCAATGAAGTGAGCGATGATCTTGAGTACAAGAGTTATTTTAGTGCAGAGGAGCTTGTTATGATGGTGTTGGATATTGTTGAGGATCTTGTTTAAAGATGCACAACGTAAGCTGAGTGAGTTGATGGGTAATTAATTTAACTGAAAAGGAATATGATATGGGTTCTCGTGAAAAAGCAATTCTGGCTTTGGTTGACGGCGAAGAGGTTTTTACTACTCGCAAGAAAACCCGTGGCGACAAAAAGCCAACACAATCAAATCGAACAGATGAATGCTACGGGGTCCGGGAGTTTGTACCCACAATCTGGCAAAAAGAAGCACTGGATATTATTGATGAACATGATATCACCTTTGTGGACTCTGTAGCGGGTACGGGGAAGACTACAATGGCTCTATATTACGCTTGTAAGGAATATCTTGCAGACGTCAATAAGCAGATTGTATTTGTGCGTACTCCTGCTGAAGTTGGTCCTGATCGTATTGGATTTCTACCGGGATCAGCTAAAACAGACTCTGAAAACAAACTTGGTCCACACTTTGAGTCCACGAAGTCTTTGCTTCAGGATTTCATTGGTAAGAATAAGATGGATGCTGATGAGGGCAAGCGTATTCACTTCTCGATTCCTAACTTTGAGCTAGGAAAGACCCGAGAGAATACTGTCTATATTCTGGACGAATGTCAGCTTCTACAGCCGCTTATTTTGAAGTTGCTGCTGGAACGTATTGGTCATGGCACTAAAACAATTGTACTCGGTTCTAGTGGTCAGCTTTATACAACTGACCGTGGGCGTAACGGCTTGCGGGATGCCTATGCGCGATTCTTCACAGAAAATATGGAGAAAAAGTATGAGCGTATTGGTCACTATAAGTTTCCACTGGATGCGATTCAACGGGCGGATGTGGTCCGAGATGTTATTGAAGCTTACGAGAATGAATAAGGAGGGGATTTGAAAGAAATTAATGGGGTAAAGGTCGCGTCCAACGCTTTAGATTGGACGGGTCACGAAGTGGGGAGATTGAAAATTACACATGTCGTTGGTAAGCATCCAACACGGCGTACTCTTTTATGGAATGCCGAATGCAGCTGTGGAAATACTTCACAAGTTACCTCTGCTGAACTTTCTGCAAAAGATACTCAGTCATGCGGTTGCTTACACTTAGAAGTAATCGCTGTTACTAATAAAGCGTTTGCAGAAAAGTACAAAACACACGGGATGGCTGGGACGATTGAACAAAAAGCTTGGAAAAGGATTAAACAAAGATGTCTGAATCCTAATTCAGCCGAATATTATATATACTCTAAGATTGGTATTTCAGAGACTTTTGCTGAAAGTTTTATTAACTTTTATAATGATATCGGGCCTGTTCCAGAAGACCTAAAGGGCAGAATTTCTGTAGATCGAAAGGAAAACTCTTTAGGTTATGTTGAAGGGAATGTTCGGTGGGCAAACGACGATATGCAGGCCCGAAATAAAGGAATGTACGCCAGTAATAAAAGTGGGGTAAATGGTGTTAGACTTCATCAAAATAAAAACGGTTCTATATATTGGTGTGCTACTTGGTATCCAATATCTGGTAAACATAAAAGTAAATATTTTTCGATAACTAAATATGGAGACGATTTGGCTTTCTTTGCAGCTTGTGAGTATCGAACTTTGATGATTGATCGTTTAAACTTAGCGGGTGCTGGTTATGCCCATGATCATGGTAAATAAGGAGTAACTTATGTCTGAACTAACAATGATTCAACCGGCAAGTCAAGTGATTAGTAAAAGTTTCGTGAGTAACGAATATAACCTCTACCTTCACAATGAAATTTCAAGTGATGGGGATGCTTATCTTGAACACTTTGCTGTCTACCATCAAGCGGGCCCAGATGATCTTATCCGGCTATGGATACAAAGTCCGGGTGGGTCTGTTTCGGTGGGTAATCAATACATCCAACATATGAACCGTTGCCCTGCAACTATTATTGCTGTAGTTGGTATGGGTACGGCAAGCGAAGGCACAGCTATCTGCTTGGCTGCGGATGACTGGGAAGTGGATGATATGAGCACCTTTTTAGTGCACGGGTTCTCATACGGAGCTTACGGCCACGAGGCACAAGTTTATAACACCGCAACATTCAACAAGAAATTGAATGAACGATCTCTTCGTAACACTTATTCTGGGTTCTTGACAGAAGATGAAATCATGGAAGCGTTGAAAGGGGTTGACTTGTTGTTTGATGGAGAGGAACTTGTGGAGCGGCTTGCTGCATTCAAGCAGTATCGTGCAAATAAACCTTGTCTTTGTGGGGAAGAAGGCTGCCCACAGAATGCACGTCTTGCACAGGAGGCTGAACAAGAACAATTCGAAGAAACATCCCTTGAAGACATCATTGCCGCAGCCGTAGAGAAAGGAATTGCAGCTTACGATAAACAACGCTTGCAACGTGAAGCCAAAGCCGCTAAAATGGCTCAACCAAAGCAGCCTTCCAGTCGCACAAAGAAAGCTTTGGAAGAATCTCAACAAATTATCGAGGGGAATTAAGATGCAGTGTCTTGTAAAGCATGTCGGTATTGATGATTTTAAATTCAAAAATATAGATAAAATCACAGTTGAAAATGGCAAAATCAGACTTGAAAGAGAGGGTATTGCTCTAGCCAGCTACTCACTTGACTTCTTCGTCGAAGAAGTCGCAGAAATTATTATTGAAAAATAATAATTGACAACACATTGCGTGCTGATTACAATTATGGCACGCATATTATTTAGTAAGGAGAGATTTATGAAGTGGTTTAAAAAGCTGATTGATGCCCCGTCTGGAGATAAAGTACAGCTTGAGGGTATCAGAACCTACACAGTCCGTTGGACATCACGTTATGGAGCGTTTAACTCTGAAGTCAAACCTGAAGTTCAAATGTTTACAAACATCGAGGATGCAGAGCATTTTGCTCAGGCACTTCGGGATGCTTTCAAGCTGATCAGGCACACAGCGGGTAATGTCGTTAAAGTCGAAAGCCAAGAGCCTTGAGATGACTTACCCAACAGATGTAGACGACTACGCAGAGGATACACAAGCTATACTTGAGCCATCATTTGATCTTGACCCACAAGACTGGCTAGAGTATGATTACACATCGGCTGCAATTGATTAATAAATATTAGGAGAGATGATATGCACACAGAAGAAATGTATACACATGAAAACAGCAGTCAAGAATTCCGTGAAGGTTATCGTGAAGGGTTGGAGAAAGCTAAAGAGCTAGTTGAAGAATACCTTAGTGAACTCCGTGTTGATCGTAAGATTAATGAAGCTTGTTGGGTTAGTGTTGCACTAGAACGACTTGATGACGAGCATTCAATGTACATTGTAGGAGATGAGCAATGAACCAAACCATCCACAAGACACTAGCAGCATTGCTCAAAGTGATCAAAGCTGAAGACAATAAGCAATTTGCTGTTGTGATTGATTATAAAGAAGATGGGACTAAAGAATATATTTTGTCTCGTCCGTATAAGAAAGATGTGGAAGAAAAAGAATGAGCACAGAATTTACAGAGGAAGAACTAGAAAGTAGCCTTGAAGTATGGATGATCAATAATCGGGATGAGGCTATTGATGTGTTTGGTGAGGACATCGTATACGCCATTACAGATGAGGTAGAGTATGAGTGATACGGCATATGACATATTCTTGGATCACGCCATTGACGAATACTACGAGGAATTAGGAGAGCTTGATATTCCTTGGCCAGATGAGCCCAAAGTGATTCCTTCAGATGATTACGATAATTATGATGGTTGGGATGATATGCAATGAAGCTGGTTAAAATCATTCCACATATTCCATACTACTTAGCTGATGGTAATATCTTACTTAAGAAATGGAAAGAAAGCTTCACAGACAGACTTGGTAACAAGGCAACACTTACAAAAGTAGAAGTCTTGACAAAGAAGAGCAAGACTAATGAATATGTAATTCAAGTGGAGTGGGAATGATGAGTGGAGAGAAGAAGGCTAAAGAGGTTGAGGTGGTGATTGTTTCTTTTACGCAATACACTGACTACCAGTTCGTAGAACCGGGATCCTTCTTCAGTATGTCGGCTATGCAAGATTATTATTTCTACAAGACTTCTGATCGTAAATTGGCTCAAGATAAGTGTGATGAAATATTTGGTGCTGGACGGTATGTAGTGAAGACCTCAAAGAACATTGCCACAAAGAGTAAAAGAGAGGATGGTGGAGTATCGGCATCAGGTGTTAATTCACGCAAATGCTTTGCACCACAACTGAAGACAATAAAATGAAAGAAAAATATTTACTGGCCCTCATGGATATGGCATGCAGATTTGGCGAGACTAGTGAAGCCAATCGACTGAAAGTAGGCAGCTTGCTCTACAAGAATGATAATATCATCGCTTTAGGGACTAATGGTACTCGTGCTGGCTGGCACACAAACGAGTGTGAGGATGAGACTGGACAAACTTCCCCAGCCGTAAGGCACAGCGAAATTGCATGCCTAGATAAGCTTAGGAAATCAACAGAGACAAGTATTGGTGCAACATTATTCGTGAGTCATTGCCCATGCCTTGCATGTAGTGTAGAATTAGTTGAAGCTGGGATTGAGAAAGTTTTTTACAGGCACGAATATCGATCTGTTGATGGGATCGAGTATTTAAATAAACATGGTGTACCAACAATCAAGATTTAAGGAGAAACGAAATGACTGAACAAGCTAATATGCTTTCACCGGAAGAAATTAAGGATACTACAGAGCTTCAATTTACAAGCCTTCGTAATTTTATGGCTGCACTCGACTATGAGACTATATATGGAATTACTGGTATTGAGTGTTTTGAGAGTGATGCCTACCATAATCGTGGCAGAAGTATTGTAAGTTTTCACAGTGCTGTACAGTGGCATAATGGGACACTTTATGAGCTTCACAGGAGTAAACTTAAGTTTGATTCGTATCGTCTTTTCAAAGCCTTCTATTCGAAAATTGTGACAACAGTGAATCTTCAAAAGGCTAAGAAGACAGGATTCATAAAGCCCACTAGCAAATTTGTACAATTTATGTTCCCTGAATATTATAAAATGTGGATTTCATCTAAATATTTCCCATTCTGAGGATTATCTAATGGACAAGACATCTGTATACCTCTTTAGTGATGGAAGCTGGTGCTGGGCTGCTGAAATGATGATCGAGAAGAATATTCTCAAAGGGGATGGTCATGAAGTGATCATTGGGACAGGCTGGCATAATTATGAAGTGAGTGAAATGCTTAAGAGTTATTTTGAGGAGAATCGGGATCACATTTTTGGATAATTTTAGGCCCTCGATGTTGTATAGTCGAGGGTCTTCTGCTATCATGTATTTTATAAATTAAAAGGTGAAAGTCTATGACGCTATTTGAATTCTTCAACTTACCTGAAGAGGAAAAAACATTCCTGATGCTTCAGGCTATAGAGAAATCCATAGAAGCTCAATTAGAGAGTCTAAAACAAATTCAGGAGGATAGTGATGACACAAAACCAACTACTAAAACAGCTTCACAGCATCAACAAACAGCTTGTACTCTGCTCAAATAAAATGCATAGGATTAGTGAGAAACTTAATATCCCTGATAATGAAGATATCAAGAAAGTGATACAGGATGTTGAAGAATTGATTAGAATTGGAGAAGAGAAATGAGTAGAGTTTACACAAAAGATGGAATAGTTTACATATCTTTTCAAGACATAGTAGATTTTGCTTACTCTTGTGCTGTGTCAACATCAGCGCTATCTTGGGATGAAATGGAGATATGGCACCAAGAAGAAATTAACAAAGAATATGGAATCTATACGGAAAAAGTTTATGAAGATGTACCTCAAGAAGAAATAGAAAAGTATGAAGATTGGTTAAAAGATCTTCTTGCTGACGAAGATAGCTATTAGAATTTTACGAAGGAAGAGAAATGAAATTTATAAATCTGGATGAACTAGATGCTAAAATTAAAGCTACACCTTATGATGTTCTTGAAATCATCACAAAAATGAAGGAGAAGCTTCAATGAACACATCCTTCATTCCTATGACTCAAGAACAACGTGCCCAAGCCAAGCTTAAACGTGAAGCTGATCAGCAATATGCACGGACACATCTTAAAACTGTATACGCTGACCAACAGCATTGGAGTGTGCTTTGTTCAAAGTATTCGTGTAAGCTTCCCGGATGGTGGTATCCGATTACAGATATCAAATACATGCGGCGTGTGGCTAAGAAGGCTAATTATGATATCAATCTATTCTTGGAAGCATCTGGTTTTAGTAATCTGAAAGAGTTTGCAAATACAAACAATACATTGACAGCTGTAGCTGGTGTAGGGATTCTTTTAGAGGAAATTGATGACTACTTTACACAGCAACATAAATACCCTGTCAAAAACACCTTAGAATCAAAGAAGAATGGCAGTTGTTCAGGCAAATAGTGGTATCTAGAACGGCGATAGATTAAAAACTATATCCGTCATTAGATCAGATTTTACAAGGTTGTTTTACTAGCATAAAATACGCTATCTTCCCTTAAACAACAAATTAATGGGCTACAGGAGAAACAAGATGATTCGTACACGAATGACAACTGACAAGAACGGTAAAGAATCTAGTGTATTCTATGAAACCACCACAGGAGCTACACTGAAACAAATTAATGCTGTAACAATCTTAATTGTCCCTAATGCTGTCATCACTGTTGTCTATAAAGCCTCTGTTCCCTATATTTACTTGCCTCATAGAGATATGGCCCTTGTAAGTCTTAAAGATGCTATTGAAAAACATTCTTTAATAATTGATCTTGTGAGCTAGGGATATGGAACGTGACGAGGCATATGAAAGCATCCTTACACAAAAGCATAATCAAGCCCTGTGTGCCATACATTCTCTCTTTGAAGGAGATAAAGAGGCTGCACATGTGTGGATGATGCTCCCTAACAATGCTTTGGAAGGGGAAACACCTATTAGTCTCTTGTGGAGTCACTGTGGGTGTGATATGGTGGTGAGGTTAGTACATAAACTTGAGAATGGGGTGGTGGTGTGAAATATTATATTGTAGCTATGGATGATGATTTCAAAATGTCGGAGCCTTTTGAGAAAGTGAATATTGGAGGTTTTATTACGGGGGCGGGATCAGCACGTTTTACAGATGATAGTGAGAACCTTATGGAGATTCATAGAATAGGAGGTAAGGTTACTGCGTTATCCGAAAACCTTGCTCGGACTGTTCGATTGGACTTAACTAAAATGATTCTTGAGGGTAAATGTCACTCTTGGAAATCTATAAAAACTGATCTGGGGATATTTGATGACCAGTAAAACACCACAACCCATGCCAGAAGGTATTAATAGATCCAATCGACCTAAAGCGCCTGCTGCACCTCCCAGAGCAAACAATCTCACTGTCGAACAAGCTTTCCAAATGGTTTTGGATAGATATGAGGATGCCCTAGAGGAGTTAGCTGATAAATGAATAAATGCATATGTGGAAAGAGAGAACAGAATAAGTGTTGCGTGGAATCTGACACAAAGACTTGGAAGATGTGTTTGAAAGAAGATATGACACTATCAGATCATGAGAAACGTCTTCTGAGTGATCCTGACTACCAGAGTCTTTGGTTTGAACAAATGACTAATTTAAACAAATCAATAACGATAACAGATGTAAAGAAATTTCAATGGTGTGCAAAAATTGCCTTATATTTACAAGACTATGATTGGTCCCTTGAAGAAGCTTATACCTTAGCTGAAAATCTTCACTTTAGTTACGTAGTAGAACCTGAAGACTACGAGAAGCTGATCCGATTGAAACTATAAAAGAAGGAATGACTTATGAAACACATAACAACAGTAATACTACTGGCGGTGTTCACAACACTCCTCACAGGCTGCTCTCTATCCCTTGAGGATGTACAGCTACGTGAAGCTGCATGTCGATCACATGGCGGCAAAGTTGTACGGGTTGTGTCAGGCAACAGCATCAACCATATCAATTGTATTGTAGATGGGGCTGAGTATTGGGTGGCTCCAAGTGGGGTGTTGAAGTGAATCCTTATGGTTATATTGAGTTTTGGAATCCAAAAGTTAGCCAGTTGGTAAACCTAATCCCATATCTTGAAGAAAATCGCACTGTAGCTTTTATTTGGATTTATGGGGAAGTTGCTAAACTGGTAGATGAGTATTCAGACTTGCCCAAGAGCCATCATCTAGCGAGGCCAACATTCCTAGGTTTTACTAAGGAAGAAGCTTATGCAAAATACACATTGAACAGAGAACTTCTGATGGGAGGTAGGATGTGATGAAAGGGCTAGTAAGATATGTCGGTGTAAAAGATAATGGGGTATACTACAGAGTTTATGAAAGTAGTTTGAAGGCATCAGTTACATATCAGAATGAGGATGGTGAGTTTCCTATAGACTTTGAAAAGCTTCCTGATGGAATTAAACAATTGTTTACAGTGAAAGAAGTACATAAACAATTGGGAATAAACATTACAGTATAAAATATGTAGCCTATGAGCATCAATAATACATGACATTCATTCTATTGTGGCCCTTGTGCATCATTGTGCAAGGGCTTTGTTTGTTAATTGAAATATAGGGGATGTGGTAGATAAAATATGAGTAGTCTAGAAGAGTTGATTATAGATGGGGAACTTAGAACAGATGACGATTTTGTTGGTAGATTATTTGGAAGTTCTACGGTTGTAGGTTGGAATGGAAGAATGGAGGGACAGACAAGTAAAAGATTTATTTTAAGATGTAGTGTTTGTGCTGAGGATATAGAGCTGTTTAAGGGCGGTTACTTTATCACAACAAAACACCATTTATTAAAAGGTCACAAGCCATGTGGTTGTTCTGGGAAATTCGCTTGGACAGAACATCAGTACAAAATCAGGGCCTCAAGATCTGCAAAATTAAAAGGGGTGAGATTTATAGGTTGGGCTTCAGAGTACAAGAAGTCTAACTTTACTAAGGTGCTACTTGAATGTCCAGTACACGGAGAGTATTCAGGTTCTCTTCTGTGTGCGTTGTTGGACAAGAACTACGACTCTGGTTGTAATGGTTGTAAAGCCGTTAAGATGGGAGACTTTAAGAGAAAAGATGATGAGGTTATGATAAAACGCTTCATGGAGTCTGGATTCCCTTCAGGGACAATATTCACAAGAAGCTCCAGACTTGATAAGAACGGGCACAAGAAATATTGGAATGTTTATTGTCCTGAATGTGAAACTCACGGAGAGGGGCACATTGTAGGTTTGTATAAAGGCAGTAGGTGCTGTAAGTGTAGTCATCAACGACCTCAAGAAACCTATATAAACTTGGTAATGGATGACTCTCACACACTTGCAATTAAGTTTGGTGTGGCTAACATATCATCCGAGAGGATTAAGTCTCAGAATCTAAACTCCGTTTATTCCATTATTAATTATGGTGTATGGACTTATCCTGATATACAGTCATGTAAGGCAGCTGAAAGAACCTGTATGCATTCGATGACAGTAGGGGTTTTAAGTAAGTATGAAATGGCGGATGGATATACAGAAACTACTTTCCCCTCAAATATAGAACATGTAATCAGAATATTTGAAGAGCATGGTGGAGTCAGAAATATCTAAAGTACTTAATAATAGGGCTTGCTTTCATAGGAGCCCTATTTTATTTGTCTGCAAGAAAATATCCCAATTCCCCTATAACCCAGATATCGAGTAGTTGCACTTAACGCACCAAGAGGGTGCACAAATATACCCTCCGTTGATTATAAAATATTAGAAGCTATCTTTCCAATTGATTGTCACTATCAGTTATAGCTTAACGATAGAATTAAATAGATAAGTTAGACAGCCACCTCGGCAAACCCCCTTAGCAAATAAACTGCTTGACTAATCACACTCACTATGATGAGACATACCTTGCACACTAACGTTACGTCGAACTGATATTATGTTCAAGTAATACTATAACACTTTCTCTGTTCACTCACAGATAGCACTACTTGTCAACACATTTACTTTACCCACTACCACACTCTACCTCAGTAAGCAACTCTCTTGCACTATCTTAGCTAATACCTATTGATTAGTACATTGTGATGAGATTATTCTATTATTGCATAATAATTGTTGACTATTATGTGTATGTGTGAGGTGGAATGAAATCGTTACAGGGGATAATGTCTGCCGTGCTTAATCGAATGATTAATCTCGGCTATCCTCACAGAGATAAAAAGTACACTGATGAGTGTAAGTTTACAGATGCTTAAACCTAGTTGCTATAAGGTTTAGAGGGAGATTTGACAGTAGAGATTTAGAAGGGATTATTGACTAATAGAGGATTACTTAGAACGAACTAAAGGCCACTACATAGTGGCCTTAGAACATCCTGCTAATTGATTAATCTTCCCAAGAATGAAAACCTACAACACCGCCTGCATCATTGACAATCTTTTGAATTACTTCCTTAGGAACCCAACCAAACACAAGTTAGTCTGCACATCTGGACCATTCTTATACTGTTCCAAACTGTCGTAATGTTTACTTGGAAAACCGACTTCAAAAGAATCATAAAAACTGTAGTCGTCGAAAGTGTTTCTAGGGTTACAGTAGTGGTTTTTAGAAGCTTGAACAGAAAGTGTATTACCATCCGCAAGTTTCAAACTTCTTGTGTTAGGAAAGAATTGTTTAGTACGACCTTCTTGCATCCAATCGGTAAAAGTTTTCATCTCTGTATTCCTTCCTATTCAGTCTGTTTCGTTTCGATAAAGCCAATTCTAATCCTTTCAAAGCTAAGGTCAAGAGCTATTTTCTTTCTTCTTTTCTATTGTTATTTGTAGATTGATAGAGAATGTTTATTACTTAAACCACTCCTCTGCGCTTATTTGCACCCTATTAAAGTATTACGGTTTAAAACTGCGCAGGGTGTTAAGTTGGATTAGTAAGGGATGTCTCTAAGCCAGATGTCGTCAAGCTCTTTGTCTGTCAGTACATCTTTATCTTCTGTGTAAGGTTTGTCTGACACATCCTCATAATCACCTCTAAGAGTCTCAAAAGGTGCACCATAGTTAGTATTCTCTTGGCGTGTCACAAGTTCCTCGACATTATTCATGTTTCTATTAAGTCTGATGCTTAAAGGTTCTGGTAGCATATCCTCGTAGGCCAACCCTACAAGCTCTCTCAGTACACTATTACGACGTACATTAGGGAAGCTTTGCATGTAGTTGTCAGCCAAGTGTTGCATGGTTTCATAGAGTTCATGTGCGTAAGCATTAATCAAGATGTTAGCCTCTACAGGTTTATTAGTATCAAGCCAAGGGGGAATAAAAAGGCATCGTGGATCAATCTTTTTTGCTTTCTTCTTTATCGCGCTCATTGCATCATATGTCACTTTCTTGTTTCTGTGCTTGAATACGATACCGTGCGCTTTGTAGCTGGAGCAACCTTGTGGTTTACTGGCTTCGGCAATAAGCTCTTCGATCATTGGTTCAAGGTACGTGCCCTTACTGGCATTAGCAATGTTACGTCTTAGCCAGTGTACACTTAGTTCACCATTCAGGGCTTCAGAGATTTGTTGATAGGTGAGACCTTTCTTCCTAAGTGCGATAGCTTGTTCTTTAATGTCTGTCACTGTACCTCCTGATAATAAGGGTTGTTCCAAAGTTCATAAGTTAGGTTATTATTTGTTTCTTTCCCTTTTAAAGAGTTCACAAAGCTCCTTGCTTTAGTCTTGTTGTTTGTATATTCAATGTGATCACTTATACCTGTTTCATAGTCAATTACAACAACTATGTACTTCTGATTTTGATAGTTCATCTCTTTCTCTCCAATAACTAAGCCCACAATCAAGTGGGCTATTCTCGTTTAATAAACTTATTTCCCCTAGAATTCAATTGATAACCAATCCTCCGCATCGAACTCAGCTTTCCAAGTAATCAGATTTGTAGCGGTCTCATACTCAAGTTCGTTATCCTTGCATTGACCAATCACCGCTACCTGTTGAGCAATAGTATCGCAACGTACAAGGGCTACACCATTAACTACGATATCGAACATATTCATTCTCCATTAAAAGTTAAATTAATTATCAACCACATTATTTCAATCACCAATCCCTAACACACTTCAAGCTCACTCGCTCAATCTCCCCTTTCATTGCTACAGCCTGATAACGCCTTACAGCATCCTTGTACAACACATCAAAGCTTTGCCCAGCAATATCAATAAGCTCTTCACGTTTACGTTCAATGCAATCTTGTTTAGAGAGATTGGAATCGATGACATATTCTTCACAGATGTCAATAGAGCAGAACTTAAGGATGAGGGCTGAAGTGATCATCCTTAAGTTCCTATTGAATACGTTTTTGGTTTCGATGGAAGAATTATCTCTTTTCTGTACAAGCCTGTCAACACTTATTTCACTTCTTCTTTCAAGCGCATTGCATATCCCATCATCATGTTGAAGTTAAAAGGTGTGTAACCATGAAACTCGCTGGTAGGCCACTCAGCGTCCATCTTATTTTTACATTCTTCGACAGAAAGGGTTTTCAAATCTGTACAGGCAATTTCATAACCTTTGGCTTGGATTGCATCTTTTTCTTCGCGGGTCAGTTGATTGTTCATGATTCTATCCTTTCTGTGTTGAGACATTTTGTCTCTGTATGGCTTTATTATATGGGATCGTGTGTAGGCTGTCAACACTTATTTTCAGCTAATCGCCCACATCCCCAAGACAATCACAACACACGTCAATTGAACACTCATCTTGACATGCATTTTCTGCTTGTCTGTCGTGTTTGTGTAGGCTTTGATGAGAGAAGGCATTGTGACATCCTTTGTGTGTTGGCTTGATAGGATGAATTGTACAGCAACAAGAATAGGGGCGCAAGGCCCCTAAGAGAAATTGTTGAGATTATTTAGGCTGAATCACCCAATCTTCTACATGAAGTACCCACTCACCTGATGTTGTAAGCTTCACCATACAATCTTCACAGATTTGTTTGTACTCATCGTCATCTACTTGGACAGTATGCTCAAGATGTTCTGAGCAAAAGTATTTGTCACAAGAGTGCTCATCATCTCCATGCATACCACCACAAGCATAGGACAAACCTCTGTCTATCTCTGTTGTACAACCTTCATGGTCACATACAGCATCGTGTGCATAACCAATAGGACGGCCATTCTTATCTTCACCACAGTTAGACCAACTCATCACCAAGCCCTCAATGAAATCGTATCACCTTTTTGCATCAACACTGTCTTGCCAGCTTGAATAGTGTGCTCTTTAGGCGATTCAGGCATGCTTTCATATGTAGCCGTATTCCTGATCCCGACAATACTCTTGTTCAATTTCATCACAGCATCAGCATGCCTGTAAGCCTTAGGCTGTGAAGTGAGCTTGTCACGCTCTTCAATCAGAAGAGACAGGATACGTTGATCGTGCTTGGAAAGATTCATGATGTTGCTCCTCAGATTGAATAGATAGACAAACCATCTTCTGTGTAGCCAATGAATTGATAGGCTTGCTCTTGCTTGAGCGATTGAATAGCTTCAGCTTTTATCACAGATGGTTGCTGAACATCTTCGAATGCCTCAAGCTCTTCGTCTGTGATAGTGATGTCGTATGTCATAATGTTTTCCTTTGTTCGGTTTAAATAACCTTACTGAAAAGCTCTCAACGAATCAAGAGATTCTTTTCTTCGAAAAGAGCTTTTTATAAAATTATTCAGACCAGACGTTGACAACGATATATCTTACCGCACCATAGGCTGAGTCTTTCTTGTCTGCAAAATTCATTGCAGCGTAACCTTTACCTTCTGGGTAGGATTTGATAACTTTATTGGTTTTGGTGTCAGTGACGTTGTATGCGATTACTTTTTTCATTTTCTCAATCCTTCTCGTTTGTAGAAGCTTTTTGCTTCTGATGTGTCTATTTTCGTTCATTCCCCCTGGCCTGTCAACAACAAAATGTGAAGAAATTGAAAATAATTTATCGGCAGGCAAAAGAAAAGCGCCCGAAGGCGCTCAAGCTGCTGGATGCGCTGGAATTGGCATCCAGTGTGTAATTGTGTAACCATACTCATAAGCAAGTGAAAAGTATCCTGAAAGCTTACCTTGGTGTTTTCGTGAGTAACCACCAGTACCATACCGATCGCTCAGAATTTTACGGTTTTTCGAATAGAGACAGAAATCAACCACAGTCTCCTCACAAGCTACAATTACATAACAAATAGAGTCTTCCGGTAGGGCATCCTCAACACTGATCCATTCCATCACACATCCTCCCACAACACTCGTTTGAGCGGCTTATCTGTCTTGTCATAGGCTGATTTCTTACGCTTGATGGCTTGGAATGTGGGCTGTGTTTCAAGATTGTTTGTGTATTTCATTGCTCGGATTCCAATTGTTCGATATGGGCAAGAACTTCAACGTTTGCTTGAACGTACCCTGCACGATACGCTTTCTTCATCATTTCTTCAATGAATTCCCAACTGACAGCGTTGAGGTTTCTTTCTTGATCTGGACGATTATCTTTAATCCATTTTTTGAATTGAGGGTGGCTCATTTCAATTAATCCTTATAAACACGAATGTTATTGTGGTGAATGCCTGAAGTCCTGCCAGACTGCCATTGAATCAGCGGAATAGCAAGTTCGGGGTCTCTCTGAACCTCACTGAGTACATTAAGCATACTGTTGGTAATCCCGACCACCATACCAACCTCACCGTGTTCACTAAGCTCTTGAACAAGGATTCCGTATTTGCATTCAGATAGTTTCATTGTTCATCTTCCGAGTAAGATAATACGTAGCCATTTCGTTGTGCTAAGTCATACCTAAATTGATCTGAGTCTAAGACAACACCATCTACTTCTAGATGCCATTTACAGTCCATATGATACATCTGTACAGACCTAGCTAGATTAGAATAACAGTCATTATTCACAACATAAAGTTTCATCACTCTTCCCCAAACATAGATTTATATTTCTCAGAATTCTTATCAGCAACACAATGCCAACCACTTGCATCTTTGTACAATTTGCAAGGAATAGAATGTGAAGCGAGAAGCTCTGCAATGGAAAATGCTTTTTCGCAAGTCATTTTACACACCCACTTTAGTAACTTCACCAATAGAGTAATCTTCAATAGGATAGCCGTTATCCACAAGATTACAAATGAAAAGCACTGCCTGTTCTTTAGTGTTAAATAATGCTGCATCTCCAGCAAATGTCAGGCAAAGTTCAGGGTTAGGGTATTCTTCATTCTGAATCACAACGACATAAAGATTTTTCATCTCATGCTTCCTTCAAGGTTTGAATGTAGGCCTTGGCCTGTTGCACACATCTTACCAACACACGACCTAGCTGTAAAGCCCTCTGAGCAAACAATTTCAGACTATTTTCCGAGGAAATTTCATCCAAGAACGTGCCTGTGACTATCTCCTCTTGTTGGGGGGTTGTAGCACAACCATCCCTATTCTGCACATCACTTTCTACGCTATCTTCAGGCGATTCCTTGCGAGACTGAGCTACGTTGATAGCCTTTTTGTATAACTCAATAGCTCTGTCACGTTTCATATAGAGTACTGCACGTAGCATTGTGTACTCTGCCTGAGACATTTCACCAGATTTATAGGCATTCTCAAGCTCGATGATTTGGTCTGTGAGTGTGTTGACTCGGCGACGTTGTGGGAGGATTTTGTCTCTAATGCTTACAGAAGATTTAGGCTTGACTTGAGCAGGATCACCGTATGAGGCGACACATGCGGAACCGTCGGGATTGAAATGGACACGCTGAGAGCGTCCTTGATGACGTGAACCCCCCAGCATTTCTCCAGAATACTCATAACTATCCGCATTATTCCACGAGGCAACAATATAATTTCTCATTTCTGTACCCTCAACCTCAAAAGCTTTTCTGTTTCGTTGGGGTGATTCTACAGGCAAAAAGAAAAGGCCGCAAGGGCCTTTTAATAGTATTTCTGAATTATTTTAAGCATTCACAAGGTCAAAGTAGTGCTTGACATATCCTTCTCCAATGAGGTTAAGAACATCATCCTTGTCAAGATTATTGATGATGTCTTCCAGACTAATCTGTTGGAGGATGGCACTAATCTCTGTTGTCACCGTAACATCAATTTCGTCCCGGTTCCAAGTCTGGCACGATACAGCACTAGCCTTGAAGTTAATATCTCGTTGCATGTATTTACGACTCATCACTTACTCTCCTTTGGTGCATCTTCAGTCAACTCTTTCTTGGCACGTGCCATCAATTGCTTCAGGACATCTACGCCGTCACTTGCTAGGTCTTGAGCAACAGGATTCTCAATCACTTTTTCAACACCATAGGCAGCAATCATGGTATATAGAGTTTCCTTGCTTGGACAGATAATAGTCACTACCACCAACACAAAAGGAATCCACAACTTATTCAAAAGAAACTTACATGCGGCCTTTGCTTTAATTGTATGAGGATCTTTTTCGTTAATCCCGTAGATATCCAATTCAATACGAGCATTTATAAACATGATCCCGCCTAAAACAACGGTGACAGCTAAGATAATTCCAGCCCACAAGCCAATCTTAGGAATAACTGCAATTATGTAAACCAACATTGCTAAACTCATTTCACTTCTCCTATTTAATTAAAAGTTTGTACATCAAACAACTTGAGAACCATGACAGCGTGTGCTCTATCACTGATGCAACTTTTAGTGTTACCAATCTCAATCTCTACTGGACTGTATCGAGCCATAAGTCCCGCCCCTGTGAGAGTAAACATTGTGCGCTCATTATAAGCCTCAGTCAAGGCTTGAATGTCCTCGTCTTTCGTAACCCTAAGCTTTATCAGTTCTTGTGATTCAGTCACGATAACCCCTCCACTTATTGACTCTATTCATTTCCTCAAGCGCCTCTGTGTTACGTCGCATCATCTCACGATCACGTTTCTTCTGTGAACTGCCGTAACACAGAGCACATATGATCCACAGAGGCAAGGCAAGCAAGCCCGTCAGCAATGTAAGGATAAACCATGCGAAATGCGCTCCACCACTCACAGATCACCTCCAAAATGCTCTAGAAGAATACTGTTGAAATAATTATTTTCCACAGTACCATCAGGCTTAAACCAAGTCACATACACATAGTCCCTCTGTTCGTTGATAGCTTGTTTATACCTCACAACCATAACAGGCCCACCAGATTTCAATTGAACAAGATCGCCATCAATAAAGCTACTCATGAAATTACCTCAAGTTCAGACGCCTCAAAGTACATCTGATCACCATTATCGAAAGTTACTGTATAGGGAAGGTCAGACGAGTGCAGAACATCTGTAATCACACCCTCCAAACCAGTGTACGGATCATATTGACCGGCATCCACTATCACTTCATCACCTAATTTCATACATTCCCCTCCAATTCAATATACTTATCAAAGATAATCTCTACAGCTTGGCTCAAGTCTTCTGTGTAGAAGAGTGTCTTGTCTTGCCCAAGCATATCGAAGTGTACCATGAAAGCTTGTCCAAAGCGAAGGTGTTTCCAATCTGTATTTGTGTAGAGCTGACTGACAAACGCTGTATATTGGACAGGTGTGATCTTTTTCATCATTCTTTTCCCACTATCTCAAAATAATCAGACCACTTCTGTGGCCCATCTGTGTAGAACACATGAACACGTACACGTCCTTGCTCATCAACTTGTGTACGTGCTATCTGTGTAACGCTCATGACAAAATCATAGACCTTTCCTTCATGGAAGGCAACAGTGTTGTCTGACATTATCACAGAGCGTGTGCATAGGAGTTTCATTGGTTTAGTCTACCGGGCCTGAAAAATCTTAGTTGAGTGGAACTACGTATGTATCGCCTTCTGTTGAATAACCTGCCACATTTCCCTCATCGTCAGCTAGCCATTCTGTCAATCCATCTTCATCAACAGAACCGAAAATAACAGGAATACCCATTGGAAATGCTTCTCTGCAGTTGCTTTCAGCTGCATAGTGGAAAGTGTGAGTTGGCTTGAACATAGTGTTTCTCCATTGTCAGAAGCTTTTTGCTTCCTGTTGATATGAATTCTATAGCGCTGACCTTTTTGTGTCAACACATTTTTCAGATTGTTTTCTTACGGGCAAAAAGAAAGGGACCACATGGTCCCTATTCGCTCTCTAGTTGGCTCTTTTTATTGTGGCGAAAGCTGCTGCCAATGTATCTTTATTCCTAACTTTACCATCAGAGAATCGCCTCACTTGATAACCACCCTCTGGACGCTTAACAATCAGTCCAATAAACTCACCATTATCATTAAACACACGTCTTGTGCCTGTCCCAGCAACAGGAGAAAATTCACCACGTACATTCGATCTAGCCATCTCATTATCCTCAAAATTAGAATTGTAAGCAATTTTGAGATTCCTTGTGACTTCCTCTACAAACACATACTTCGCTCTCTTGTGTTGAATATTAGACGTGTTGCATGATTCTGTCAAGAATAATTTTCAATTTATTTGCACATGACACAATGTTCATACAGCCAATTGCCCTGAGCATCCTTTTCAAAGGCAAATTCTACGGTGTATTCTTGCACAGGCTGCCAATCTCTACCATTGATGTGGTTCGACACTGTACCGTTCTGCGTCATCTTAAAACCAATACCCTTAGGGACAAGAATGTCCCCTGTCAAATTATCTCTCAGCCGATAGTGCATGATTATTCCCTCTCATCAATGATCAATTTACCAACATTATCTGTGATTCGCCATTTCATACCTGCTCGCTCCCGGCTGGCTTGTAGCCTGCGTATGCGGTTGCTCTCCCGATGATGGTTGTGCAGGGCATGACGTGGATTCCATGCTGGCCGTACAAGCCAGAGTCATACAGCAGCCATGCTGCGTCAGCGCATCCGGGTACGCGGCTTGAGTTGACCGACAGTACTTTTAGGCCAAAGGACAGCGTCTACGCGGATTGCTTCGCGGGAATCAATACACCATCTTCCCCCATGCTGTATTCAGAAAAACTGTAATGACAGCAGCCACAGGTATCGGCTACAACATTATATTGGTATTCAATCAATCGTGTCATCTGACGCTCCTAATATAGATTTCAATTCCTCCCATTGAATCACGATCTCATCCGTCTTAGGATCAAGGAATTCAAAGTATTTCAATCCTCTCTCTGGGTCCTTCGTAATAGGATCAACTGGAAATCCTCTAGACTGTAGAAGTTTCATATCCATGCTGTGGCTCATTATGTCTCCTACAGCAATTCTAATCTCTTTCATCTCAACTCTCCTTTGCACAAAACATAGCTTCTTCACAGTAATCAATACATGCTTGTGAGTATTCACTACGACACAGTTTAAGCTTATCCTTTGCAGCAATCAACATGTTTCCATTATCGTCTAGCATAGATTTGGCAGATTTATAATCTTTCTCTGCGTTGATAAGGTTTTCACGAATTTCTAGGATTGTACTCATGATTATTTATCCTTTGATCAATAACGTCTGTATGAAGATTCAAGTTGATGTTTTAGCTGCCTAACTTCATCCTTAAGACTAGTAATTACATTGTTCTCAATATCACCCTTGAATTTTTCATATAGACTTTCACACATCTTCGAGTATTCTGACATATGGATATGAACATGCATACCATAATCATCACTAACACGAAAGTATGGTTTAAATGTTTCTGTAGAGATATCTTTAAAGTTACCTTCGATAAGATTCTTCACAACACCCTCAACACGATGGGTAATGTTGAATTCTGTGTCAGATGCAATATGCGGTAGAACGTCTGTATAGACATTACCCATTGCTTCATCCGCAATCAGCTTCATACTCTCGCGGAATTTATCAAGCTCTTGTGTAAGCTTGTTTTCAATGTATTCGTAACGCTCTTGATCAATGTTCATTTCAATTTCTCCATATCATCTTGAATAGCAATATCAATTAGTCGAACAAGTTCTGTACTGGCTGTCTGTGGATCAGATTGGGCCGAGAAAAATTCAAGCCAATCCTCGCTAAGCTGATCATAAGGCAACCCACTTGCCTTGATAAAGCTTGTCCAGCGAATAGCATTCAAAGCATCTTGAAGACGATCACTTGGGCAAACTTTCTTTGTTACTGTGGCTTTCTTGGGTGTTTTCATTTAAACATACTCAAAATGAACAGAGTTAAACCGGCGATTACCAAATCCTTTTAGAAGTACATCTGTATTCCAATTACCAACTTTAGTTTGTTCAACAATGTAAATTGAATCAACCTTCAGATACTGTGAGGCGTAGGCGAGGTCTGATTCATAACCACCCTGACCTGTGTATTTTACTTTAGTCCCTTCTTCTGCATGGATATTCATTTAACTTTCTCCAGATCACTGACCATTGGGAAAACTTGAAAAGGATGTTTTTTAGGATCCGCCAATTTCCAAATTTCTTCGCCTTTAATTTTGTATGCAATGATATCATTATCAATGTCAACCATGTAATCTGCTGCATAAAATTCTACAGTTTCTTTCCCTCTATGAGTAGTCATATATTCAAATCCATCGTTCATTATTCTCTCCAATCAATTCCAAAATTAATAGAACAAATTCTCATCAACTGCCCAAGAGATTTATTCCTGTACAATTCTTTTGTATTTTCACTCACTTGCCACACATTGTCAACAAGACATTTAGATATTGTGTAGCCAGCTTGTGTGAGCTGAGAACGGATGTGAGCAGCGAATGTGTGGTTCACAAATCCACCATGTTAATTTCTACAAGGATTACTTCAAAATCCTCGTCAAGAAACCAGTCTTCTCCATAAGCTTCATCCATCAACTCACAACAACCTTGCTTACTCTTATTGGCACTGAACAACATAACATCGTCATTCTGTTTGTGATGACCCATCCAATACTTTGGTGGCAAACCTTTACCTTGTTTCATCTGAATTCCCTTAGCCTCTCAAGGCTTTCTATTTGTGTATGTCTGTATTCTATCTGAACAAAAAAGCCTGCACAACACAAAGATATTAATCGTGGAGGGCAGGCTTATAGGGAGTGACTATGAATAATCAGGTGTAGCTCACCTTCTCTGTTAGCACTTGTTCAACTTTACGGGTCAATCCGGCACGAAGAACTTCACCCGAATGCCAGCCATGATCATAACTAACAAGAACACTAACTTCTGCAAAAGTATTTGTCTCAGCATTCTTGACATAGAAAGATTGCCAAGTGTCTCGGGTCAGACTCTCTTCAGTTTCATCATAAACATCGTCTGGGTTATAACCATTCTGTTCGCACCAATCAGCGAAGTCTGAATAACCATTGAAACTAAATACATTGCTCATTGATAATCACTCCAAAAATTTACAGATTCTGTATCCACTTCATATGGACCTTCTGATACATGGACAAAACCCTCGGCTTCAATTTCATCAGCATATGCTTTTGCTGAATTAAAAGTCCTAAATCGATAAGGCGTGTAATATCCATCACATCCTGTTACTACCTGAAACCATTTCATACAAATTTCTCCTCTAGAATATCTTCAAGTTTATTAGGAAATGTGCCGCCCGAAACTTCCAACCACTCTGATTTAACTTCAAATTCACTACGATCCGAACAAACCCCAGTCACAGCAAACCAAACATAGGCTGGGATAGAATGCCCCTCATGATGCAGTTTCCCATCGATGTAGATAGCCTCCCAATCGCCGTCAGTGTTTGTTACATAAGTTAGTGTGCTCATCACTCTTGATTCTCCTCAATCCAAAACTGATAGTAATTACCTTTGAAGCCATGACACAACCTAATCTTGGACAAATCAGCATTAGGATTTTGAATCAACCAATGAGCAATGAAGCATTCTTGATTAGAATTTACAGCATTCATTACTCGTTTGGTAATCTCCGCTCGGATGTCCTTTGATATGTCTTCAGCGATACAGTCCATTCTATATGTATATTCATTTGTCATCAACTGACCCTCAAATACCAATCAATAATTTCATCGTCATCCTGCAAAGAATACTTCAACTCTTTATAATCGTAGTCAAGAATCTTTTTCTTCAAAAAGATAGATATTTCTTTGCCAACATTGATTAAGAAAATCTTGGAGTAGCTCTTTCTTTTCTCTCTTTGTCATTTCTTATTCACCACTTCTGTGAGCCATTTATAAAACATTACAATACATAGACACACAACACTAACAGGCCAAGTAGTAGCCATGAAAGTGAACAGTACTAAAGTGCCTGTCTCAACATAGCCAGTCTTCTTATCTATGTGGATTAGCCAGAAGAATGTGATGATTGCAACGATTGTGTATAGGGATGGGATCATTTCAATTCCTCAATCTGTTGAATGTATCATTCAATACTCAGCCCAATCAAATTGTGTGATTGAATGCCCCTCTACGCACAATTCATAGTCAAGATAAATCCCTGACCAATCCCCTAATGAGCTATTGACTACAATGATTTTCTTGTAGATGCGGTGATCGTTCATTTGTTATTCTCCAGTAACAATCTTGAAATAATCATCAGACCACTCGACAATGTTTAGCAAATCGTGTGTAACTAAAGCGCATTTCCTATCTGAACGGTATCCAATACCAAGAGCATGTTTACCTTTCACATCGGCTCCAAAATCACAACAAGCAATACCGCCTTCATATCCTTCACAGAACATTACGTCATCTTTGAATTCAGGGTTTATTGCAATTTTGATTTCTTTATTGGTTAGGTCGATATCATAGTTAATCATTCCTTTCCTCCGATAACCTTACTAACAGTAATCTCTTTAGCACACTTATAACATTTCTCAATATGCTGAGCTAAACACGGCCAGCTATCATTAAGAGGAAGTGATAGGTTGCATAAGTGTACGTATTCGTGTTTACAGAATAGCTGTTTGCATAATCTCATTTTAACCTCCGGTTTGTTAAGTTGTAGGTGACGGGCCAGGGCAAGGCTCTCTACGTAAATCTTGCGGAATATCTTCAACCTTAATCCAATTACTCTGATGACCAAACTTATTCCAAATTGTGCCATCGTTACACAATGATGTCAAGATGAAATCAGCCTGTGTTTGCTGTGTGCATTCTTTCATTTTCATTATTAAATCTCCATTAAAGCTTTAGATACCAAAGAATTCTTCGCTTGGTCTGCCGTACCACAAGAGAACTTACCTTGAAAAGGTTCTTTCATTTTCTGGCCATGTTTATCAGACCAACGATAGTTTTCTTTTAAGAACATAACTCCACTTATGATAGTAAGCTTGAAATCCCGATGTAAGTGAATACCCCCAGTTTGACTGTACCAAGCTTTACAAATAGAAATGTCCATATTATCGACAACTTTAAACCGGTGTTTAGGGTCTTGCATCTCAATCAGTTGAACTTTCATACCGTCAAGTTCGGCATTCCAAATACGTTTCAATCCCTCCATTGATTGATAAAGCCCTGATTGGGCGGGACAAACAGAGGCTTTAGCTTGAATACCCACACGAGATAGTTGTTTTTCTGTACGAGCTACAGTTGAGGCTGTAGAACAGAAATAGAAATCAAGGTCATTAGCTTCATTTCCAAGATACCAATCTCGTGGAGCACCACCAGCAAGCACGCAGCTTGGGTCAATGATGGTGAGCATTTCGTAAACTTTGTCTGCAATCTGTTTCTGTTTTTCGATAGTCATCTTATTTCTTCTCCACATAACAAAATTTATCTGATCCCATCACTTTAAGATAGGCGTCTTTCATGTATTGTAGCGCAACACCCTCCAACTCTTCAAGGACAATCACACTGTCATGTTCAGGTAAAAGCACTTCTCCTTGCATAATCAATTTGCTCATCACATCTGATAGAATTTCGCTATCAATATATTGAAGATGAACGCCTTGATCCTTGAAGAAATACTTTGCAATAGGGCTGTTATGGTAGGCAATAGCTTGTACAGAATGCCCGCTTCGAAATTCAAGTTCGCCCTTCTTGTCAAAGTCTGGCTCAATACCAAAGTACAGACAGTCAACCTCTTGTTCAGTCCCTCGTTTGTCATAGTCATTCTTGTAATGAGTGGTAATGTTTGTACAAGTCTTTGTGTAGGACTTCGCATTCAGTGCAATCATTACTGTACGTTTTTGAAGATTCCGCACAGGATCATAAGATGGTTTATTGTACTTAACTTTAAACCAATCAATCTTCTCTTGATCAACACTCAAGAAAGACAAGTCAGCACCATACGGGTTGTAAACCCCATTCCACTCTGTGGCAATCCAACTCTCAAGACTCTCTTTGTCTTCTTGCCACTCTTTCTCATAAAGCAAAGAGGCGTGCATAGCTTTAAAGTCCAGCTCTACAACGGCTTTACCATTAAGTTTCAATTCAGCTCTCTCCTCTTGACTCAAGGTTTGTACACCACCAGTTGTGTTATACATGCGACCACCTAAAGTTAAACTATCAATGAACGATCTTTTATACATCTGAACAGGGAGGATATTACCTTCATGCTCAATCTCCACTTCAGACAGTAAGTTATTAAATGTTGCCATCTGATGCCTAATATCTTTAATTCCCGAGAAACCTTTGTTACTTTTTAACTCTTTTGTCTTACGATCTTTAATCTCAACCACATTAACCACATCAATTTCATCGGATATGTCTGTACCTTGCCACAAAGACATGTATTTTTCTGTAAACACAGCGCGGCTAGTTACGACATCCATCTCTTTCCAATCTGTGATACCACCGATATAGGAAACAAGGTAATCTATATCTGTGAGTCTGTCAACAAGATAAACCATCTTCCTGTGACTAATCTTCTGTTCATTACCTTTATAGGGTAGAAAATGACGAGGAATACACAGACCTTGGGCACCATACTTGATGGCTCTTGCTGTGTTAGTGACCAGACACCATATCTCTTTTGTATAACCCATACCTACATGATTCTCTATCTCTTCTTGTATGTGCTTATATTTATTTGTTCTGTTGTAGTGAATGTTAAAGTGAGTGCATAAGGTAAATACATTCTTCCTCTCTTCTTTATTCATAGTCCATAGCTTTAATATCAATCTCTTTAACCTCCTTTAAGATATACTAATAATAATAGTAGTAATAGTAGTGATGTAGTTAAGTTGTAAGATAGTGAATCAAATTAGGCTGCAAGCCCCGCAGTATAAGGGCTTGAGCTGGTTACTACCCCTTCCACACCACATCATACTTAGGACACACATCAGATAGCTTCTGCATGCCCATGTAGTAGTCATTCAGCCCACCAACCAAGAAAAACATTCCCTGATTACTCATGACAACCATCTGTCCTTCAGAAAGTTGTAGCTTCTCACCAGTGGATGCGTCAATGATTTTGAATTCCTTTTTCATTACATCCAATCCTCATTGACAGTAGCAAAACTTAAATGCCCCCAATGCTTCAGCTCGTGTAGAGCCTCGCTAATCACGTATGCTCGATAACTGTCGCGAGAACCCTCTCCCTTCAGGAACAAGGTGATTGCCGACGCCTTAAGGGCCTCTGGAAGATCCATTTTAGCAATTTTGGCATGAGGTACGATTTCCTCCACTTTAGACCAGACGTATTCATAAGACCATTTCATAGTGCTTCTTCTCATTAATTTCCACTAGCTTACCACACCAAACCACCTTGTCAACCCCTTTCTCCTCACCATCCCTACAGAAATTATTTTCACACACAGGCTTGCAATGCATAAATTTGTAGGGTAGATTGGTGGCAAGCAAATGAGAGAGCTTGCATTGTGCGGGCTTGTGATGGGAGAATTGAGATGAAAATTTACAGCTGTCAAGTGGATAAACAAGACACCTTAGTAGCCTATGAGGCAGACAACGAGGTGGTAAATAAATTTTTGTTGGCTTTAGTTATGGAGAACCGTCACGATGGTCGGAAAGTCAGTGTTCTACTATCTCCAGATGATGTCCACTCGCTGCTGGAACAGATGACTTCATTTTTGAGTAAGGTTTGACACACAAACCAAATCAGTGTACAAAGGATTCTACACAAATACACACAACAGCTTATGCTGAATTACTGATTGGAGAGAAGAATGAAACTAAATAAAAGAACTAAGCTTATACATGGTATTGGTATTAACGACGCTGACTATAATGTAGTCAGATATGGTCTAGTTGACGACAAGAATAAAATAATCTGGCACTGCCCATTTTACGTAAAATGGAAAAGTATGGTACGAAGATGCTATTCGGAAAACTACAAAGAAAAGAAACCAAGCTACATTGGCTGCTCAGTTGTAAAAGAGTGGCATCTGTTTTCTAATTTCAAAGCTTGGATGGAAACTCAAGATTGGCAAGGTAAGCATCTTGATAAAGATATTCTATTCCCGGGTAATAAAGTATACGGTCCAGATACTTGTGTGTTTGTGGATGCTAGGATCAATCTGTTTTTAACTGAGAGTACAGCAAATAGGGGTGAGTTTCCTATAGGAGTTTATTGGGATAAAGACAGTAAGCGTTATAAAGCCCAGGGTAATAACCCCGCAACCGGTAAACGTAAGTATCTTGGACTTTTTGAAGACCCTGAGGAAGCCCACGAGGCATGGCTTACTTTCAAACTTGAGCAAGCGTATATTCTAGCAGCAGAGCAAACAGATGAACGTGTAGCTAAGGCGTTGATTGAAAGGTATGAAAATTACACAGTTGAACCTGAACAGCTTCTTTTCAATTCAACAGGCAAAGTGGATGAGAAGTATTTGCTTACAGATGCTCAGCGGGAAGCTGAATTGGCGAAGATTGATTGTGAACATAAAACTGAACAGGAGAATGTGTGATGGAAGAGAAAGAAGTTTTGGAGAGTGTTCTTGATAGCCTCAACGATGCTCTTGAGGTTTTTACCAGTCTAGATGATGATCAAGCTCATGCTGATATTTACTGGGAAATTAAAGATATCACCAGTAACCTTATAAAAAGAATTGAGGCTGCATAAATGAAAATTATTGATAAGAAGATTGAACAGAAAGTGTATAGCATGTCAGAGCTTGAACAAGGTGAGGTTTACAAAGATAACTCTGGTCATTATTTGATTGCAACAGACGAGCACACGATTGTTGATTTATTGAATGGGGCTGTTTATTCAATGGATAACTCTGGTTTCTATAAAGAAAACAATGCATTTACATTGGTGAATGCTGTATTGGAAATTCAATAATGTCTGTAGTCGATATCAGCCAAGGCTTTGCTCACATCTCGCCTCAGGAGCTAATAAACTATGCTGAACGAGGCGTATTATTTGCAGGAATGGTGGACTTGTCAGAGTTTGTGGAGTATCTTGTTGGGCAACAAGAGCTTAGGCAAGAATACAAGTACACAGAAGAGGATCTTGACAACGCCCAAGAAGAGGGTTATCGTGACGGAATTCGTCATTGTATTGGAAGGTTGGAGGATTTGTAATGATCAGTGAACAAGGTAAAAAGCTTGTATCAGACTTGATGATGAACACAGGCGGTGATCCTGTAGAGTGGAAACAGAACTATGACAATCTGATTAACTTTATTGAACAATTGGAGAAAAGTGTTATTGACGCAGCTATCACTGATACTTTTAGTCCTGTAGAAGAAGTAGAGTGCTTACAATGAAAACTTATCCCTTGGAGATTGAAATCTGTCACACAGAGGACGAGAAGATTTATCGTACAAAGGGTCACCACAGCACAGAAGATATGGTTGCAGCGCTGAAAGAGTTTGGCGTTACTGGTAAGTGGAGTTTACCAAAGCAACTCTATGTCAAAACAACTCCGGCACACAAAGACTCATGGTATGATTGCTTTTATGTTGTAGTTGATAAGAGTGTCCGTGGTTCATATCCGGCTACTTATGTTTATGAATATGGTGAAGAATATATGGAGGTTTTGTAATGAGCACACCAGCAATGGCAACACAAGTTGTAAAAGTGATCAGTATTGACGATCTTGGGATTAATGTTGTAGAACTACCCCATGGTACATATCTTATTGATGGCGAAGTTGTAGATAATTCAGGATATAACTTTTACAACTCTAAACGTCAGATCAGTGTAAAGGACATTGATGGTATCCAATCAATCAGCACTACAAATGTGCTTACTGGTTATCTGTCTGATTCAGGCGAAACTATCTCTTTTTCTGATTACCAAGAGAAGCTTGAAGCTATTTGTAAAAATGCAACGGCGTATGATGGTGAGTTTGAATGGGCAAGTCTTGAAGATGAATTTGCATACCGTAAGTTTATGCAGACGTGGAAAGCTCAGTACAAAACAGAGACAACATATTCAGAGCCTTTGTTGATTGATCGTACACACATTCTGCAAGACACAGGCAACCGTTATATTAAGGCAGGGTTCTTGACAGGTGAAGCTAATATACCTTTATACAGCTATTCTCGCACCAATGCTGTGGCATCCCTTATGGCTAAGAAGTTTGAAAGTCTTGGTATGGAACGTAAAGAGAAGCTAAGCTATTCACAAACAGAGGGTAAGAAGGTCTGGAGTAACTCTGATCATTCTGGATTGGAATATGTGACAGCATTTGGTCGGTACATTATGGGTAAACCTAATCTGCCTAAGACACGAGGTGAATTTAAAGGTAGTCTTGACTATCTGACCAAGATTTATGAAGAAGATAAAAAGTGGATTGAAGATTTGATTCAAGTGGGCTATAATCTTCACTTTCGAAATGAAGGCGCTTCAAGTGTTCTAATTAAAGAACTGCACGATGGGCTCAAGACTTGTATTGCTTATATCAATACAATGGATGTCAAAGTGAAGTCTGAGACAAGTAAACGCAGTGCTTTGGCACAGATTAATAAGTTACTTGAGAGTGTTAATCAAGAAGTGCTTAAATGACAATCGACATCGTAAAATGTCATCCTGTCAATTGCTCCCGTAAAGAAACCTGCCTGAGGTACACCCACCCACCACGTTCCAGATGGCAGGCTTATTTGACAGAGGGTGTTGTCAAGCTTGGTGATGCGGATAATGGGGAAGTGTGTCTTTGGTGGGTGGGAGATTATGAGGGGTTTGTTGTGAAGGGCGTGGGCTATGAATAAGGGTGAGGAGGGGTTGTGAGTAATATCAGAGAGATTATCAGTCACTACCTAGATGTTTCGGGAGATAAGTGTTGCTGCCCTTTCCACAAAGAGCGCACTCCATCACTTAATATCTTTGATGCCACCAATTCTTTTTATTGTTTTGGTTGTGGTCAATCTGGTGATGAGATTGAATTTGTAAAAGAATACAAAGGGTTGACATTTCCCAACGCTGTAAAGGAAGTGTGTTCAATTCTAAAACTGACTAAAGAGGAGCTTATGGAAAGTAAAGATAAAGAAAAAGTTGCTGAGAAAGTAGCTATTGAAAATGCTGAAGTTATGGATATTGAAGAGGTTAAATCCCTTATTCAATCTACAGGCTACGTTAGCAACGGATATCGTGGTATCCGAGATGAGATTAATAAATTCTTTGGTCATTTGAGTAAAGTTGATAATCAAGGTAATGTTCTTGCTCGTTACTATCCTGAAACAAATAACAACGGTAAGTTGACAGGCTACAAATGCCGAAACACACCAAAGGACTTTAGTCACGGTAATCAAGGCATTACAGGTAGTAAAAGTCAGTTAAGTGGTCAGGTTAAGTTCAAGTCTCCGGCTAAATACGTCCTTTACGTCGGCGGTGAAGAAGACAAAGCAGCAGCTTTTCAGATGCTCAAGGATAACCGTAAGGATCAAGAGTTTGATTCCATTCCGGTTGTGAGTTCTACGGTTGGTGAATTGACAGCAGCAAAACAAGCTGCTCAACAATACGACTGGTTTGATCAATATGATATCATCGTAATTGGTATGGATAACGATGAAGCTGGGCGAGTAGCAGCTAAAAAGATTGCTGATGTACTCCCTAAAGAGAAAGTTCGTATTGCTACATGGTCTGGTAAAGATCCAAATCAAATGCTGATTGATGGGAAAGAGAAACAGTTTGTACGTGACTTCTACAACGCCAAGGAGTTCATCAGCAGTGGTATTTCTTCCTCCGGTGATGCTGAAGCGGGTTTGGCTGAATTCCTGACAGCACCTAAGATTGGCCTACCTCCTCAACTGAGTAAGCTTGAAGCTGCAATGCGTGGTGGTATTAAATCTACCGGATCAGTCGTGAATATCATTGGTGATACAAGTATTGGTAAGAGTTTTCTGTCTGATACCTTGATTTATCACTGGCTTTTCAATAGTCCTCGTGTACCAACTATCGTTAGCCTTGAACGTACAAAAGAAGAGTTAACAATTGATTTGTTGTCGATGCATCTTAAGAAAAACCTCATGTGGTTTACAGATGGTCACGATGCTGTTGACTATTTGAATCAGCCTGAAGTTCAGCTTCTAAAGAATAATCTACTTTATAATGAGGTAGGTGAGCCACGGTTCTACATCATCGATGAAAGGGAAGGTGAGATTGAACTACTGAAGCGCCAGATGGAGAAAAGTGGTAAAGTCAATGATTCTCGATTGATGGTTATTGACCCTCTCACTGACTTCTTGCGGTCCTTGGGTACGGAAGTGCAAGAAAACTTTATGATGTGGCAGAAATTGCAGAAGAAGAATGGGTTCGTGTTCATTAACATCCTGCACACCCGTAAGCCACCCACTGATAAAGATGGTAATGTACGAAAAGTAACGGAATATGATGCGTTAGGCTCCGGGACATTTATCCAGTCAGCAGACGTGAATATTGTGATCAATCGTGATAAGATGGCTAGTGATCCGATTGAAAAGAATACTACATACGTTGACATGCCAAAATGCCGTGGAGGTATCACTGGCGAGATTTGTGCGCTATACTATGACGCTGAAACTCGTCAACAGTATGATCGGGATGAGTATTTTAATAACCCAGTAGAAGAACCTCCGCAACATCATGCGGATGAGATTGATTTTTAAGGAGAAAAGTTTTGGATAAGAAGTGGTATGAATCAGATTTCATTTACGACCTTGAAAGTTACCCGAACGTATTCTCTATGAGTATTATCCATGCTTCGGGTAAGCATATGCGAGTCTTTGAGATTAGTGACCGTAAGAATGAGATTGAAGGGATTGCTAAATGTTTGCGTTATCTGGTTCAGAATAAATGTCGTATGGTAGGTTTTAATAATCTCTCATATGACTACACTCTTATCCATGAAATCATTAAGTCTTTGAAAGAAGCTAAAGAAACAGGTAAAGCTTCAAAGATCACTGCTCAAAAGCTTTACAATCTAACAACACAAATCATAACAAAGATGCAGAATTCTGATGATAAGTGGTATGGTATTAAAGAGTCCGATCATTTTATTCAGCAAGTAGATTTGTATAAGATTCACCATATGGATAATATTGCAAAGGCTACATCTTTGAAGATGCTTGAAGTGAATATGCGTTCTACTAACGTAGAGGATTTACCTTTTCCTGTTGGTAAGAAGCTTTCAAGTTCTGAGATTGATACACTTTTACACTATAACAAACACGATGTTAATGAGACATTAAAATTCTATTACTACTCCTATGAGGCAATTGAGCTACGTAAAGAATTGTCAGAAAAGTTTGGTTTCGATTGCACAAACTCAAGTGATTCAAAGATCGGTGAAACTCTGTTTATTAATCGACTTGAGCAAGCACAGAAAGGTTTATGCTACACAACAGGGAAGTTTGGACGTAAGATTAATCAGACAAAACGAGACAGTATTCCTCTAAAAGATTGTCTGTTTAAATACTTGAAGTTTGAACGTCCAGAGTTTAAAGCTGTACATCAATGGTTGATGGGTCAAACTGTCAGTGAAACCAAAGGTGTGTTTAATGACTATGAGGAACACCAGATTGGTGAGCTTGCTAAATACGCTCAGATGAAAACCAAGAAGGTGTTGTTCAAGAATAAATTGAATCTGGATAAGAATGGTAAAGCAAAACCAGACTTTGATTTTACAGATATCAAACATCTTGAAGAACTTCAGAATCAGAAAGAGTTATTCCTTAAAGATCACCCTATGGGATTGTTTGAGGAGAAAGAAACAAAAACTTCACGTTCACACAAGATTAAAGTAAGCGGTACATACCGTGTAGTCGAGGCAATCAATACAGTTATTGATGGGAAAGTGTATGTCTACGGTACTGGTGGTATCCATATGTCTATTGAAAGTCAGACTGTACGCTCTGATGATGAATGGATGATTCTGGACGCTGATGTTACCTCGATGTACCCTTCGATTTCTATTGCAAACAATGTATATCCTGAACATTTAGGTCAAACATTCTGTAAGGTGTATAAGGACCTGTTTAATGAACGAGGTCGATATCCTAAAGGTAGCGGTCCAAATGGTGCCATCAAGCTTGCATTGAACTCTGTGTATGGTAAGTCCAACAGTGAGTTTAGTCCGCTGTATGATCCAAAATACACACTGACAATCACGCTTAATGGTCAACTTTGCTTGTCTATGCTAGCGGAACAATTGATTGGTTTGGGTTGTCAGATGATTCAGTGCAATACAGATGGCGTTACAGCCTTGGTTCCACGTAGTAAGGAAGCTGAGTATTATGCAATCACAAAAGCTTGGGAAGAAACTGTTGGACTTAAGCTTGAGTATGCTGTATATTCAATGATGGCATTAGGGAACGTAAATAATTACGTAGCGGTGTATGCGGATGGTAAAGTAAAGAGTAAAGGTCAATATGAAGTTGCACACTTTGAGAAGCTTGGATGGTCTAAAAACCACTCTGCGATGATTGTGGCAAAAGCAGCTTTGGATTACATTGTTTATGGTATTGATATTGAAAAGACTATTCGTGAATGTAAAGATGAATTTGACTTTTGTTTGAGAGCCAAAGTACCACGTAGTTCACAGTTGTATTTGTGCTACGAAGATGGTCGAGAGGTTCAACAACAGAATATCTGTCGATACTACCCTTCAGAACAAGGTGGTAAACTTGTTAAGCTGATGCCAGCTTTAATTGCTGGTGGTGATTGGAGGAGACTCGGACTTGATACGGAATGGACAGTAGAGACTTGTAACAATATTAAAGAGTTTGATTGGACTAAACTTAACTACAATTATTACATCAAAGAAGCACAGAAGCTGATCAATGGTGTGGGAATAAATACTGGTGATTAATGGATATTATTGGACAGAAATTTAATAGGCTAACGGTAATTGGAGAAGCACCACATAAAGTTTTTCCAACTGGTCGAAAGAGACAAGTAGAGGCTATTTGTGAATGCGGTACAATGGGTATCTATGTTCTTGCAGCAATGAGGAACGGTAATACTAAATCGTGTGGCTGCTACAATAAAGAACGCATCACCACTCACGGTATGAATGAAACACGTCAGTATCAAACTTGGGCTGATATGAAGACACGGTGTGATAATGTTAAACATGCATGGTATCCAGAGTATGGAGAGCGTGGTATTGGTTACCAAGATTCTTGGGTTAAATTTGAATCCTTTTGGGAGGATATGAAAGAAACTTATCAACATCATTTGACACTTGACCGTATTGATAATGATAAAGGATATTCTAAAGATAATTGTCGTTGGGCTGAAGCTAAATACCAAAGTCATAATCAGCGTAAATCTAAGAATGCTAAAAATAAATATATTGGTGTCCGTATAGATGATAAGTGTGATAACATAGGCGTGCGTATTAAGAACAATGGTAAAAATCTGCACCTTGGAACTTTTGAAACTGAAGAATTGGGCGCAAAGGCTTATGATGATGCTTCAGAGATACTTTATGGTGATAGACCTAACAAAACATCACCAGTGGAGGATTTTATCCTAGAGAAGGTTACTGCGCGTATTGAAGGTCATTTGAGAGGTGAAAAATTCACTGCATCAGGGTCTACTTTTAAAAATGCTACAATTAATGAGCAACAAGCTGTAGAAATCTATCTGTTAGCTCATGAAGGTGTGTTGACACAGAAAGAGATTGCTGCTAGATTTAACGTGATTCAGAGTCAAGTTTCAGCAATAAAACGCGGAGCATCTTGGACACAGGCTACAAAAGAGGTAAGAGAAATAAAAAGTACTTCCCATCCCTCAACAAATGCTTTATAATAGATGTGTACAAATTAATTCAATGATGTAAATAGGAGAGAAAGATGAAAATTGAGAAAGCTAAGAAAGAGTTTACTCCGGTGACTCTTACATTTGAGACTCAGGCAGAACTTGATTTCTTTGCGGAAGTGTTTTATCGTGTAGGTGGAAGTAAAGTCAAAGAGGTATTTGGCGAAGAAGAGACAGTCTATAATCTGCTGGCAGATATGGGTGGCTATGTCAATGATGAATGCCCTAAGACGACTGGAAGTATCCACGTAAACTAATTTAAAACTGGAGAACCAAAATGTATAAATTTACATATGCTGTACAAAACACTGATAGCATCTTCGCACAAGATATCCCTTCGCGCTCTATGGCTCGCGAGGAGTTGCGCAACATCAAAGCATGTGGCTACAAGGATGCACAGATTGTGAGAACGGAGTGGATCGTTGTTAACTCTAAGCAAATTCGGTGACTTATGAAACCACTTGTTAATCAGCATCAAGTTAACTACCACTATAAGAAGTGGCAAGAAGCTCTTGAGGCAGTGGGTAAGGAAGCTGATCACTTGTTTGAAACTAAAGGTGAAGCTGTAATCGGCCCTGAGAACCCCTACTTCGTCAGTCTTGTGTTTCATGAAATTGATTGTGAACAACGTTATAATATGGCTGCTGGGATTCCTGAGCCTGAACATATTCATTAAGGAGACTTTACATTGAAAGCTATTTTGTTGATTCTGGGCGCTGTAGTGGGACTGGCCTTGCTAGGTATTTGGTGGGGTTATGCAATTCATGTTCTATGGGCTTGGTTTGTAGTTCCAATCGGCCTCCCTGCAATCAGTATTGCTCAAGCTTATGGTTTGAGTGTCCTGTTTGGTCTGTTCATGAATACACGTGGCCTAGATGTTGGTAAAGAAAAGACTAGTGATGAATGGGCAGTAAGTGTTACAATTGGTGTTCTCATGCCGGCAGTTGCACTGTTGTTTGGTTGGATTGCTGTAGGGTTTATGTAAAGATACATGTAAAGAATTTGTCTTCGGATAAATAAGCAACAAATGTCTCACAAACGCGACAAAATTAAACGCAAACTAAATAGAGAGAAATAAATGACTAGTATTATCCTGAAAGACCTGCCTAAAACTGGTGGCTTGGAATCTGCAAACCTTTACATCCTGAACACTCCTGTATTTTACGCAGCAGTTCATGAAGTTAAAAAGAAGTTCCAATCTGAGGATCGTGAATATAGCCTTACAGCTTTTATTGATGAGGAGACTAAAGACAAACTGCTTGATGAGGTGATGGTTAACAAGACCTTTGCACAAGTTGGCATCACCAAAACATCTAAACCCCCACGTCGGATTAAATATCCGCTGTCTTCTCAAGTTGAAGAAGGTAAGGTGAATTATGATGCTGTTGATGGTCTGTGGGGTTTTAACCTTGCTAAACCTGAGTTCTCGAAAAAAGGTAATCTCATGTCGGTTAATGTTATCGACAAAGAAGGTAATGCTTTTACAGACAACATTGGTAATGGCTCCGTAGTCACATTGAAACTGTTCGGCTACCGTAATCAAGATGGTCAATTGGTTGTAACTCTGGATACTGTGCAGGTTGTAGAGCACGTACCATATGAAGGTAAGACTTCCTCTGATGAGGTTGTTGATGATGTACTTGGCAGCTACAAAGTTAAGAAGGTTGAAGCTAAGGCTGCTGCTGAGGAGAAAGAAGAAGCTGATGTTCCAACGCCTAAGTCTAAAGCTAAACCTGCTCCATTGGAAATTGACGAGGAAGAAGATCCACTTCCGTTCTGATCTAACAACCAATTGAGGCAAGGATGCCTCTCATTTAATTAGGAGAGATTTATGACTGTAGATATTCAAGCTGTATTGAATTGTCCACTAGAAGAAAATGATTCTGGAGCAGATACAGTAAAAGGCTACCTTAAAGCGCTTCTATTTACGCTGTGGGATGAGGATGAAGGGTTCAGTGGTAAACGTCCATTTGGTAATTCTGGCTGGGAATACGAGCTTACAGAACCATTGATTGAAAAACAGCTAGCAAAAACACATGCTGAAGCTAAGAAACTGATTTTCAAAGCTATTCAGGCCCTTTAAATTATTAGGAGAAACAAAATGAGCATTACACTGTCGAAAGAATCCCTGTACGAACGAGCCAAAGCACTGTACCAAGAAGTAGTAACACTTGAGCAAGACTTGGAAGCACTAGGTGATGAATTTACTTTTGTAAAAGAAGAGAACCAATTGGGCCTTGAAAAGAAGTTGGTTAAAGCCACTCTTAAAGCTGCTGAAACTTACGTTCGTAATAACGTTGATAAAGTTGAAGATAAGATTGTAAAAGATCAGGAGTTCTTGGAATTCTATAAAGAGATTTCTGGCGAGTATCAGTAAACAATATAGGGGCTTTGTGGCCCCTTTTCTTTGGAGGTAACTATGTGTGAGTAAGCTACTCTTGATTGATGCGGACACGATCCTCTATGCCGCTGCATCACAACAACAAACCAACAAGTGCCTTGCAACTAACATTGAATACGGGACACAACGACTGTTTGATTCAAAAACCCTGTTCAATGATTGGCTTAAGATTACCCCAAATCGCACAAAGGATATGTACAGCTTTGAAACTGTAAGCGAAGTTGTGGGTGAGCCTAAGTTTGCATTCCAAACAATCAAGCAGAAAGTCGAAGCGATTGTTGAAGCATCTGGTTGTAAAGATTATCGTGTATGCATCCAAGGTGAAGGGAACTTCAGGAAGTATTATGAATCACAGTTTGTGAACTACAAAGGACAACGTACAGCTAAGCCTCTATTGTTCCAAGAATGCTTTGACTTCATGGAGAAAAAGTACAAGACAAAGTGCGTTGTGTCTAAAGGTATAGAGACGGATGACTATGTTAATATCTTCGCTTGGGCGGGCTATAATGCCGCTGTAAAGAGCGGGAATAAGGATGATTCAGAGTTTGTTGTAGCCTATGTAGACAAGGATATTGTGAGTAATGGTCGTGGATGGTTTCTGAACTACAATAAGCTTGAGAATGGTGTATTCTGGAATGATGCTGTAAGTCAATACACAAAGTATTGGTCTCAAGTGTTGCATGGTGATTCGGCAGATAATATCTTAGGGCTTGAAAAGCTTACACAAGAGACCAAAGAGAAGTATGGCATTAAAACCAATGGTGTTGGTGAAGTAGCATCTGCAAAGATTCTTGAAGGTGCTAAGACAGAGTTGGAAATGTTTCAACGTGTTGAGGAAGCTTACAAGTTTTCTTGGCCTGAAGATTATCAAGAGCGATTAGCTGACAACTGTTTCTTCTTGTACTTGCAACGTAAGGAAGGAGAGATGTTTAACCTTTATGAATATGTGGAGAGTTTGAATGCCTGAACCACAATACAGACAACTTCAACGAGACGGATATTGCCGGATCTGTGAAGAAGTAATTGAAGCTAAAAAGGATTGGTGTGCTAGTTGGTATAGTAGTTGTAATAGAGGAACACACATACACATCTGCCCAAAGTGTGTTCGGGATCTTTATGAGCTACTGCCATGAACGCCCCTTGGCTAACACCACAAGGGCTTAAGATATGGAAGACTGAATCACAATACTGGAACTGGCTGCGTGGGTCACTTAGACGCTTGTGGGGAGACTATCCACTCCGTAAGCAATGGAAAGCTGACCAACTCCGTTTGATTACACCAGAGGAGAAGGCTAGTAAAAAGTTTCACCCTTCCACAAAGAATCTTGGACAATGCTTTTATTGTGAACAGTGGTTTGCAGGAAGTAAGCTTGAGTGCGACCACAAGACACCATCTGGCGGGTGTAGAACAAAAGAGACAGCAGAGAGTTTTCTGTGGTATTGTGGTGGTGGTACAGGAGATGATTGGGTGTTATCTTGCAAACCATGCCACAAAGTGAAGACCCATGGTGAAAGACAAGGGTTGACAATGGAAGAAAGTCGAATAGACAAAGAAGTCATTGCAATCATGAGCAGCAAGCTTGACAAAGAATGGCTTAAAGAACGTAACATCATCCCTAAGAGTAATGCAAAACTTAGGCGTGAACAAATAGAGGAGTATATGAAGAATGCCGAGTGAAATTGACATCAACCTAATCTTCCTCAGGCTAGAGAAGCTTGAAGAACGTATTAAAGTGTTGGAAGCTGATGTGAATAATCTTAAGCCTGATGATTATTATCAAGTTAAGGCTTATTCTGCAACTAAACCTAAATGGCCGATACCACAATGGAAAGAGGATCTGAAATGAAAGTAAAAACTTACTGCCCATACGAAACAAAGATATCTATTAATGGCACACAAATAACAGGGCTTGCTGACGAGTATCTTTGTGATGCAAATCAAAGGCAATTCACATTGAAGCTACATGTAGCTAGTGACTCAGTAGAGTATATTAAGAGTCTTACGAAAAATCAACACAATCCAGTTGTACGTGTAGATATTTATGTTGATCTTTCAGAACAAGGTGTTCATATTGATGTTTTTGATATAAAAGGTGAGTACATCTTGGTTGATCAGTCTTACAATTTGAGTACAGATTTCCCGTTATATCAGTTCAAGTTTTTTAAGCTTATTGAAAAGTTGGATCTAAAATGAACATCTTTAAAGACTACACAATGTGGCAATTGATTGTAGAATTTTCAGTCCACTATTCAATCTTCGTTAATCAAGTTGTAGGAATTTAGCTATGAGCATTATTCTTGAGTTTCCTAAGTGTGTTAAGAAAGTGAGTGTTCAAGAAACTAAAGAGCTAACATACAAGGAAGCTCAGGATATGTTGATGGCTGAGTGGAATGAAAGGAATCAAGTGATTAGTGAGCAGTTCTGTACAATGAGTGTGTGGCAGAAGCAAGAGACATTGGACACAATTTTACAGATGAATTCTGATTTGTATAAAATTATTATTGAGATGAAGGGGAAAGTGGAGTGATTAGTAAAGAATGGCACAATGAAGCACTAAGTTTGCGTGACAAGGGTTTTAGTGGTAGAGCTATTGCCAATATGATTGGTAAGAGTAAGAGTCAAGTTAATGACTTGTTTAAGTTTATGTTTGATACAAAACAAGAAGTTAAACAGAAAAGTAAATCAATCATCCCTGATGGTCCTAAGGTACTAGTATACGATATTGAGACTGCTCCGATGCTCAGCTATTGCTGGGGATTGTGGGATCAAAACATCGGACTGAATCAAATCCACACAGACTGGCACGTCCTAAGTTGGGCCGCGAAATGGCTTCACAGTGACGATATCTTCTATGAAGATCAACGATTTGCTGAAAACATTGAGGACGACAAGAAACTTCTTGAAGGTATTTGGAAGCTGTTGGATGAAGCTGATTTTGTCATTACACAGAATGGTAAGAAATTTGACCAACGCAAACTGAACGCCCGTTTTGTCTTTCACGGTATGCAGCCACCAAGCAGTTATCGTCATATCGATGTGCTGTTGATTGCCAAAGCACAGTTTGGGTTTAGCTCAAATAAGCTTGAATTCATGACAGACAAGCTTTGCACTAAATACAAAAAATCTACTCATGCAAAGTTCCACGGTTTTTCTCTCTGGCGTGAGTGCCTCGCAGGCAACGAAGAAGCTTTCGATGAGATGATGGATTACAATTGCCTAGATATTCTAAGCCTTCAGGAGTTGTTTGAAATTCTCGCTCCGTGGGACACTAAACTTCCGGTGTTTGAAGTCTATAAAGATTTAGTTTCTGAAAACGAAGAGTGGGTTAAGTCTGGATATGTCTACTCTAATGCTGGTAAGTATGATAGGTATAGAAATACAGTGACTGGACAACAACGTCGAGGTAAGGTAAACTTGTTGTCGAAAGATAAACGTCAAAGTCTGTTGTCTAATATTGTGTAGAGGGTGCTATGGGTGTAAAGAGAAAGGATTTGGTGGGACAGAGATTCGAGCGGTGGGTGGTAGTATCAGAAGGAGAGGATTATATCTATCCTAAATCTGGTGATCGTTCTGCAAGATGGATTTGCCTCTGTGATTGTGGTAAAGAAAAGCTAGTTCATGGAGCACACCTTAAGAACGGTACAAGCCAATCCTGTGGATGCTACAACATTGAACAAAGCTCTACTCACGGCCTTTCTCAAACACGAGCTTATGCAGCTTTCTGTCACATGAAGCGACGTTGTTCTGAAGATGCACCGCCCAAAGATAAAGAACTCTACTTTGATAAAGGAATTGGTATTTGTGATAGATGGAATGATGTGGTTGTATTTGTAGAGGATATGGGTGAATGTCCTGAAGGTTATGAACTTGAACGGGTTGATGGTACTTTAGGCTACAGTCCTGACAACTGCATTTGGGCAAGCGAGTTTACTCAAGCACAGAACAGGTCAACATTCAAGAATAATACTTCAGGTAAAACTGGTGTTGCTTGGAGTCCTCAACATGAAAAATGGCGAGTAGGTTTATCCCACAACAAAGTAAGGTATGAGGGAGGTTTATATTCTGACTTTAATGAGGCTGTTGAAGCCAGAGAAAAACTTGAACTTAAGTTTCTAGGAAAGATAAAAGTAAAATAACCCTTGACTCATTCACATGAATGAGTCATAATCCCTACGTACACACTATAAATAATCTGTAGAAATAAATAGGAGAGAACAATGAACACGAACACGCTTAAATTGGGGGATGTTGTAGTTGTCAAGAAAGGTGGTTGGGGCCTTGGTGATCACGATATTGATAAATGTGTGACCCTTATGGTTGAAGAATACCCTTATGGTTGGACAGTTGAGGGTTACGATTGCGAACTTAGTAGTAGCCACCTCAGTAATATATGGGAACAAGCTTTTGGAGAAAACCCTCTAGTTCTGTTGAATGTGTTTGATAAACCTGAAAAAGAAACCATCGCCAAACCAATCCTTGAAGAACGTAAGGTTGGTAAAGTGAAGATGCATCTTGTAGATGAAGGGTTCCCTAATGCCATGATGGAGCTTGGTAAGATGATGGGATGGGCTGAGGAACATAAGGGATATAAGCCTAATGACTTCAAGAACCTCCCCAATGCTGAAGTAGAATTCTCAGCAGCAGCTACACGCCACCGTCTGAAAGGATTTATTCAGAAAGCTGAAGGTGTGCCTGCAATTGAGCGTGTGGATGAAGAAAGCGGTATTAGTCATCTGTGCCATGCAGCGTTTAATTGTTTGGCGGAACTTGAGCTTGTATTGACGGGTAAAATTAAATGAGAATTCTACTGGTAGATGTTGATCTAGTGGTGGCACCTTCAGACGTTTTTTGGAGGGAAGTGCTGGCTGAGAAGTATGGGTATGTAAAGTGTGCGATGACTAAATACAATTTCGCTCAGTATTACCCCCATGCAAAAGATGCCTACGAATTCTGGAAAAATCTAGACTACTTTGATATGCAGCCGCTAGAACATTCAGTGTCAAAGCTTGAACAACTTTCAAAATACTTTTCCATTGTATTTGTAAGTGCTGAGAAATGTGGGTATAATTCAAAGAACAAAAAGAGCTGGCTAAAAGAGCACTATAAATTCTTAACTGGTTATGTTTGCACAGAAGAGAAATATTTATTGAACAGTGACAAAGTAGTTGCTATGATTGATGACCGGCTCGACAACCTTGAAGGATTTGATCATCATAAGCGTGTACACTTCAAGACTGTATATGAGCAGTCATCAAATTGCGGTGTGGGTTATGTAATTGATGACTGGGAAAGCTTTAGTGTTGCAGACTTCTGTAAACAATATTTGAACTAAGGAGAAAGAAATGAAATATGACCAAGATGATCTGTACCTTATTGTTGATTTCCTTGAACAATATTTAGAAGATCATTATAGTATGTACGTTGCAGATGTTGAACAAGAAAGGGAAATGCTTGTAAAAACAACTGAAGTAATTAAATCGCTAATTAAGGAATCCAAGTGAAAGTTTCACAAGAGTTGTGTGTCAAAGTAAAACGTCTGTACGAAGCTGCTAAGCTACCAACATATGCAACTGACGGTAGTGGTTGTTTTGACATCTACACAATGCTAAATGGCGACACAGACTATAATGAACCTCATACTTATTCTACTGGGCTAGCCTTTGAAATCCCTGAAGATCATGTTATGCTAATCTTCAGTCGTAGTGGTCATGGATTTAAGAATGATGTACGGCTTAGTAACTGTGTTGGTGTGATTGACTCAGATTACCGCGGCGAACTTAAAGTAAAGCTTTCTTGTGACAAGATTGGTTGGGGTTTGGAAGTGAATGCTGGGGATCGAATTGCACAAGGATTGGTTATTCCTTACAACAAGGTGCAGTTTGAAGAGGTGAAAGAGCTGGGTGAAACAGCTCGTGGTGTTGGCGGTATGGGGAGTACTGGGAAATGAGTCAGATCAAAGTAGAATACATTGGACACTACGGAACAGACTTGTCAGTGGTAGATGCTGCACGGTGTAGCTTTGACAAGAAAAGTCAATGGGCGGCTGTAGAGGGTGAAGATTGTTCCCTTAGCTTTTCTGATGCCAAACTCATTAAATACCTTGCAACTCACAAGCATTATTCCCCGTTCAATCACAGCTTCATTAGTGTTCGTGTGAAGGCTCCAGTGTTTGTTGCACGGCAACTTGTAAAGCATAAATTCATGCCTTGGAATGAAGTTAGTCGTCGCTATGTAAAAGGTGAAGTTGAATTTTATGATACAAACTATTGGCGTAAGGCGGCAGAGAATGTAAAACAGGGCAGCTCATCAGAAGATGCTAATCCAGACTCGCTATGGCAATTTGACAGTTGGCAAGAAGAGATGAGCAGTTTCAATGAAGATTGTCTGAGTTATTACAATCATCTACTTGATCAAAACGTCTGTGCCGAACAAGCCAGACAAGTTCTTCCACAATCAATGATGACGACATGGATTTGGAGTGGTACATTGGGCGCTTTCTGTGATATGCTTGTTCTTCGTCTTGATAGCCACACACAATACGAAACACGATTAGTTGCACAACAAGTAGCTGAGATTGTCAAAGAGTTGTTTCCAGTTTCTTATAAAGCACTAGTGGAGAAAACCCATGAAACAAGTTGACTATTCATTCTGCGACTACATGAATGACCTCTGGAATCTGTATCAAGTTCGGGGAATGATGAGTAGTGCAAATGCTGCAAGACGTATCCTTGATACACGCGAAGAAATTTATCTGGCTTGGCTTGCTGATGAATCTGTACAAGATTATTTTATGAATGATGAGGAGTAAGATATGGTCGGACACACACTCTCAATTAGCGATTTGCTCCTGATTGATAATTTCAAGCAAGCTTTTGGTTCAGAAGATAAGCAAGCAATTGAAACTATTCTGTTTGAAAATGGTATGGATGTAAGAGAACCTTATAGTCTTGAATTCTCTAAGCATCGAAATCTTCGTGGTAATATTGTAAGTTGTCAGCGTTATGTTGGGGAAGAGAGGCAGGATCAGAAATGGATTAAAGGTGGTGCAGCGTCATGGGAGGCTGTAGTAGAGTCCTGTGACCTAGACTTGCGTATTGCACTAAAGACTATGAGTCAGCAAAGTAACAATACTGGCAAGATTTGTGCTGAACTTGAACGACATGCTGGTAATTAAGGAGCTTTCGTGACAATTGATTTTGATAAGAAAACGCAGATTCAAACACCAACACTAAGCTATACACGGCATTACCCAAAACTTGTTGAGATGGCTAATAAGCAATTAGAAGAGCAACTTTGGTTTAGTTCCGAGATGACTGTAGAACTTGATAAAATGCAGCTTCTTTATGAGCTGAGTCCTGACCAACTGCATGCCGTTAAGACTGTACTTCAATTGTTTCTGCGATACGAACTTATTGTTGGTGAAGAGTTTTGGAACTCTCTTGTCATTAAAGAGTTTCCACGGCCTGAAGTGAAGCTTGCTGCTAGTGTAGTTGGTATGACCGAATTGGCGATACATAGTGAGTTTTATAATCAAATTAATGTTCAACTGGACCTAGATAAAGACGAAGACTACCTAGCCTACACAAATGATCCTGAACTTAAAGCTCGTGTTGATTGGCTTGATGAAGTGTTGAGTGGTGAAGATAAGCTGCTTGCAACTATTATCTTTGGTATGACTGAAACTGCTTTGTTGTTCTCAAGCTTTGCTATCCTTAAGAGTTTCCAATCTAACGGGTATAACTTGATTCCGGTTATTGCACGAGGAACCAATCAGTCGGCCATTGACGAAGATTTGCATGGGCAGATAGCCGCAGAGATTATCAATACACGTTATGCTGAGTTAGGTAGTGAGTTGAGATTTGATACTGAGCGAGTTAAAAAGATTTATGAAGCTGTAGATTATGCATTTGAACATGAATGTCGGATTATTGATTTGGCTATCTTGAAAGATACATTCAACGGCCAGAGTAAGGAAGATTATAAAATCTTTGTTCAACGTCGATTGAATATCTTTCTTGAACGCTTAGGTCTCGATCCTGCGTTCCCTGATCTAACATCTAAGATTGCAGATTGGTTTGAACAAAATACATATGCCTATAAAGTTATTGACTTCTTCTCTGCTGGCTTGGGGATGGAATATGAAAGTGGTTGGAACGAAAAGAAATTTACATCGGCTTGGGAGGGCTAATGATTAATTACTCAGAAATGCGAAAGACACAACAAGCTGAAGGTGAAGTGCCGGAATGGTTTACTACCGGTGGTTTGCAACTGTTTCACAATAAATATGCTTATAAAGGTGAATCGGTTAAGAGTCGTTTTAAAGCTGTAGCTAAAGCAATGGCTCAACACGCCCCTAAAGTATACCCTGAGTGGTGGTCTACGGACCCGTACACTGTAGGTAAGACTTGGGAAGATGCCTTCTTTAGTACAATGTGGGATGGATTCATTAGTTGTTCTACACCACTACTGGCTAATGGTGGCTTGCGTAAACGAGGTACTACGGTTAGTTGTGCGGGTGGTTACGTTGGTAATAACTTGTTTGATCGCTACAATGCAATAACTGAAGCTGCTATTTTGACTAAACACAGCCACGGTACAAGCTACTCTATTGACCACTGGCCCCATGAAGGTGCTGAACTTCGACGCGGTGGACGTAGTTTAGGCGTTATGCCGGTGATTCGGGACTTCATTGCTGTAATGGAAGAGGTGACACAGGGAAGCCGTCGAGGGAGTTTGGCGTATAGTATTCGCCCTCAACATGAAGACTTTGATGAGGTTGTAAAGTACCTTTATGCACGAACTGAGTCAAATAACGTGGGATGGTTAATCGATGATGACTTTCTTCGTTTGATGGATGATCAAGATGAAGAGGCACACCGTAAGTTCCAGCGTATGCTTGGTGTAAAACTTCCTCGTGGTAAAGGCTATTTCACTTTCATTTCTAAAATGAACAGGCATTTGGCTGAAGCTTTTCGACGTAAAGGTATGACTGTTAAGGCTTCAAATTTGTGCCAAGAGACTTGTTTACCATCGGATGAGAATTATACATTCAGTTGTGTTATCTTGAATTATAATCTTGAACTCTACCGTGAATGGCCTGAACACTTGGTATTCATTGGGCAGGTTATGAGTGACTGCAATATTAGTGAATACCTTGAAGCTATGGATGACATGACTGAACTTGACAAGCAAGCAATGTCTAAAATCTATCGATTCACCAAGGAGTTTCGTTCGTTGGGTAGCGGCGTTTTAGGCTGGCACACTCTGATGCAAAAGGAACGGCTGAGTGTTAGTAGCTTGGAATGTATGTTCCTCAACACTAAAATCTTTAAAGGTTTGGATGAGGAGTCTAAGAAAGCAACTCAATGGTTGGCTGGTGTTCTCGGTGAACCTCTTGGTTGTACTGGGCTTGGTATTCGCAATGCTACACGCCTAATGATGCCTCCAACAAAATCCTCGGCAGAGATTATGGCAGGAGCTTCTGAGGGTATTGGTCTTGATACAGCAATGGCATTTACTAAACAGTCTGCTGGTGGTGAGTTCTTTAGGTTGAATAAAGTTCTTCTTGAGCTTATGAAGGAGAAAGGAATCTACAATGATGAGACTGTACAACAAATCATCGATGCAAAAGGTAGTGTGCAAACTGTTGAGTGGTTGACAGACGAAGAAAAAGCAGTGTTCCGTACAGGGTTTGAAATCCCAATGGAAGACTATCTACGACTTTGCTCTCAACGTCAGAAGTACATCGATCAGGCTCAATCAATTAATTTGTACTTCACGTCAAATGACAGTGAAAACTACATCAGTGATATTCACAAAATGGCTATGGAGGACGAGGGTATTCTCTCTCTGTACTATATTTACTCAATGCGAGGTGCTGGTGATATTTCTCGTGTAGAGGTTTGTGAAATGTGCACCTAACAATTAATAACCCCGCTTCGGCGGGGTATCTTTATAAAGGATAACATGAAAACTATTTTAGAAAGATTCGAAGAAAAGTATGAAGCTGTTACAGAGAGTGGTTGCTGGATTTGGACCGCAGCTTTGTGGATGGGAGGTAGGTATGGTTCATTTTGGGTAGATAAAGCGTTCAATAACGGGGCAATGTCTGGTGCTCATAGAGTTTCACTATATTTGTATAAAGGACTTAAACTAAGCACAGAAGAACACGCTTGTCATAAATGCGACAATACTTTATGTGTCAATCCAGAACATCTTTTTGTTGGTAGTCACTCTGACAATATGCAAGACATGTTGGATAAAGGTAGGTACGTAGCGCATAAACAAGTTTTATTTGAAGATGATGTAGTAAAAGCTAAAGAACTGCGCTCGAAAGGTCAGAGTGTACGTAGTATTGCAAAAGAGTTTAATATCTCTGAAAGCCATATGAGTAGACTTCTGAGAGATGTGTACAACAGACATGATGCAAGAAAAGCTTGACACCCACCTGAAACAAGCCCATAATGATCCGCATCGGTCCAAAGCCCTTGCGGATTTTCTTTTATCTGGAGAAATTAATGGAAAAGGTATTGTATTACACAGGGTTTGATGTAGAATCTGAACGTAAGAAGTTCGAGAAGGTCATCCAGTACAGAGAATTCTGTAAGCGTCACAAGGATGGCACATATAAGTTAGGATGGGTAGAAGGTCGCTGGCAGGGTTGGCTTCTTTTCCTTATGCACAGAGGTGGTGAATGAAACAGGTGACTCTCTATAGCACAACAAAGCAATCGGTGATGTCTTATGACATGCATACTATTAGGCAAGCTTGTTACTCTCCTAATTTTAGTGTTACACCTTGTAGAAACTCAGACACACTCTTCAATACACAGGAAGTTCAAATTAACAACCTACCAATTGAAAGGTTTTGTTGGCAAGATGATTGTGGAGGTTATCGAGAAGTGTATGCTGCATTTGATCAAGAACTGAGAGAGTTGATTGGGTGCTCTCAGGAAAAGTTTAAAAGGGATGTGGACTCTTCTGTTCAATTGCGAATGAAGAAGGAACATGCTGCGCTGATGAAAGATTCAAAAGAACTTAATAATATTCTTAATATGACTTTCTGGAAAAAGATTGTTTGGGTGTTAAAGTCATTGGGGAGTAATAAATGACCCACACACAACTCCTACAATTCATCCAAGACAATATCACTCACATCTCACAGACACGAGATGTGAACACAATGAATGAACGCTATCACTATGTCATTGGACAGATCACTCTTGCATATTGCCTTGAGCTAATATCCTTGCAAGAGAGTGATAAATTCATTGATGAATGTGATGAAGCTGTGGCAATATTTGAGGCTAGAACATGGATAATGAATTCAACAGAGCAGTAGTAGGCATATGCATCATTGTCATTCTATGCTGCTTATTTATCGCTATGAAGTATGAGAATAGAGGGGGGTTTGTGGGGAGAGTGTCAGGTAAAGAAATTCCTTTGCAATTGCCTGTGAAAGAGAGTAAGCTTAGATACAAGAGTTTTGAAGAAGTTGTAAAACACACTAATTAATTGGAGAATTAAAATGCCTGAAGTTAAAATTGATTCAAAACGTTTGATGGAACTTGAACGTAACACCCGTATGCTTGAAGCATTGCAACAAGGTGGTGTTGATAACTGGGAATGGTATGGGGAATCTCTCAAGGAGTTTCGTAAGGAGGAAGAGCTTGATGATTTGCTTGAACGATACACTAATGAAATCTTAGAAGTATGTTCTCTGGAAGCAGATGTTGAGTATCCAGCAGGGCGTGAATGTGGTCACAATATCCTTTTTAATTCTGATGCAGAAAGTTCTGTACAAAGGCTGCTTCATAAGTTTATGAAAGAAGTTTTGGAGAGTGTAGAATAATGCTAAATCTATATGCACACCAACACAACGGAATCACTTACTACGTCGAACAAGGTATCACTGTAAAACTCTTTGATGAAGATGCTATTATGATTAAAGAGTTTCCTAATAAACTTGCAATGCTTATGTGGTTTGAGCTTGAGGAGAATAACTGATGAAGTTCCATCGTAAAACACGCATGACCTATTGGAGCCATTCAAAGCTATTTTCTTGGATGATGCCTGAAGAAACTAAACAGCCTTTTACTTTTGAGATGTTGAAAGAACAAATTGCAACGGGTATTGATAAAACACCCAAGATTGAGCGTATTGTTGACTTCATTCAAAACACTGTAATGTTCCCATCAGACTTGATTTATTCTGTACACATTCACTTTAAGAATATCAGAGGTAATACTCATGTTCTTGAGGGAGGTCTGAATAAGGGTCAGTGGTATGATTTGACATACCGAATCCCACAGTGCTTATTCTATGAACTGGAGAAGTTTATTGAGAAGGAGAAAGGTTTGGAGACACATGAGTGGGAGAAAACCATTATCTATAATGAAGACTACGGATTGACCTCTGGAGATGAAGACTACGGTGTGCCCACTCCTCAAGCCCTTGCAGCTATAGAGCAAGATGAGATTTATACTTGGTGGAAAAGGAATAAAGATAAAACTGACAGGTTTGATGGTGGGAAGTATAAAGAGGAAGAAACAGAGATGTTGATTCGCCTGATTAAGATTCGTGACAGTCTTTGGACTTGAATAAAGCTTGCACACTAGCCCCAATAGGAGTATTCTTGTTGGGATTTTAAAATCAAAAGCTCACATTTGGTGGGCTCGTTTTCGTTGGGAGATTTAAAAATTGAAGCCTTACAACTCAAAAGCCCGAAAGTCAGATGGTTGGCCTAGATTCAACAGTGAAACTAAGAAAGGATTACCTGAAAGTAATGCTTGGAATACTATGCATCAAAGATGTAATAACGTTCAAATAAAATTGAATACCAAGAATACAGCTTACTTAAGGGAGAATGCCAATGTATGTGATGAATGGTTCGACTACCAGAATTTTGCACAATGGTGGAATTCTATAGAATATCGTGGAGATGACGGATGGTGTCTTGACAAAGACATTTTGGTAAAAGGAAACAAATTGTACTCGCCAGAGACTTGCTGCTTTGTTCCAAGAGAGGTCAACATATTATTCATAAATAATCGTATTAACCGAGGAGAGTACCCTCTGGGTGTCTATATGCATCCTGTTAATAAGAATTATGTAGCCTCTCTTAGACGTGGAGACAGAAAAATAAGTCAACACCTAGGTTCTTTTAGTACAGTAGAAGAAGCTTTTTCTGTTTACAAAAGAGAAAAAGAAATCTTTATTAGAGAAAGAGCTGATAAATGGAAAGATCAATTAGATCCGCTTGTATACCAAGCAATGTTAAATTGGAAGGTGGAAATTACTGACTAGCTTTATTTTTACCATAAAAATAGCCCGCCTAATGGCGGGCTTAATTATTGAGAAAGGATATGGCGATCCTTAATTTGGTCTAGGGACCTTCTTATTCTTGTAATTCTTATGGGATTGGGATTCCGTTACTATTCCCTTGCGTCCATGTATTCACGTTCGTGTTTATTACACGACTACTCTTTTTATCTTCAGCCTCTAATTTCATAACTTTAGCTTCAAGTATTGAAAGCTTAGAGCTTGTTGTATTCTGGTAATTGTCTTGGGTTTCAGAAAGACGGTTGATCCTGCCTTCTAGCATATCAATATTCTTTGCCCTAACTCTACCAACTTCTTGCTTGAAATCTTCTAGCTGCAAGCTAAAATTACTTCTTTCATCACTTGATTTGTTATTACTAAAAACTATAGTAATCATCAAAATCAATAGGACCAAGGTCGTAAGATGAACACATCTTTCAATAATCACCCAGACCATATCCAATTCCCCTTATCGACCACTCTTAGCTTTGTCAAAGTAGAATTGAAACTGACGAAGGATATCTTGTTGGTTACTGTCAACTCGTTGAGCTAGGCTTGAGAAGCCCGCATCCATTCTTCCATTAGTGCGAATCTCCATTTCTCTGAGGTCTTCCTTATTCACCTTGTTCATTTGCAATAAAACAATCTTATCATTAGCATCCTTAACATCTTTAGCGATACCTTGATAACTCATGAACATTATTGAAACAAACAAACCGAGAAGGGCAATACATGCCCTCTCAATTAGTTGACTCAAACGGGCATTTGGATCATTTGGGTTTGGTGTTGGCATTGTAAATTTCCATTTGCTGTTGCTTGTTCTTCTTAATCTTATCCATCTGCTTTTGCCACATGGATATGCATGCTGTATTCTTGCTATAAGCTACAGCCAAGTCCATCACACTTTCACCTGATGGGACTGCTTTGCAAGGGTAGATCAGAAGCGCGGCTGGTGGACCCACATACACTTGATTGGGGCTCTGCAAGACAGTAGGCTTCGTCGAGCAGGCTACGCAAATCAGTAGACAGCAACTCAGGCCCACGTATTGTAATAGATTCAACATTCTTTGATGCCTCGGATATTCCTGTTTTAAGGTTGGTGATCTTTTCAACTAGGTTATCAATCTTATCCCTTACTTCACCATTCTCAGCAACAAGCTCAACAACAGATGTGTCATTAACATCACAACTCATCTTCTGCAAGTTAGCGGCTTTTACCATCTCTGTATTGGCGTCAATGGCTACCACTAGTGCTGACTCAGCTTCAACCTTACCTCGATAGAGTTTAACACTTATTGTGCTAACAACTGCCAATAGAATCGATAAAGTGAGGATGATGTAGAAGGATATACTAGAAGGGAGGAAATTAAGCATCTGGCTTATCCTCTGGCTGCCACAACTTGTGCTGCTTTATAAGCCTGAAAACAGCAGCTGATACGTTAAGTGTGAACATACAAGCACCATAGGTCGCCACAGACATTGTTGGCTCAAGTAACGAGAAGAATGGAAGGATTACTTCAACCAAACTTAGTAGTGCAGATACCACCATAATCCAGAATGAGTAAGTTCGGAGCACCTTCGACCAATTAGGAACTATGGTCAGCTTGGTTGGTGTGGACGACAGAGTTGAGGTGATAGTTGCTTCAACAGATGTATCTTTCGTAAGAGGTATTGCTACCGGAGTTTCTTCATTCTTTACTGAATCTGTCATAAGATTGCTTCATCTTAACATCATAAGAATTCTTAGCATAGGCAGGTCCATTGAAGATACGTGCAAAGCTAACCCAGTCTTTGTCCTTCAGAGCTTTGACAAGACGATTATCAGCTTGAATGAATTTGATAAAACCATTCAACTGACCTTGCTCTGTATACATGTCATTTACAAAGGCTTGAACAGATGCATAACCAAGAGTGGACCAATGGTATCCCATTAATTGCATTGCCCCCCAAGAGGCACTCTCCAACGCTGTCTTCCTGTCAATTACTACGGCTCTGTCAAGACGCTCGTGCTCAGCCATTCCACCTTTGTAGCCACCAGATACTGAGTTAACAATATCTGGATACTTAGCCATAAGCTCAGCAGACTTGAGGGGAGTGTAGTCACGAAGACGTTTGAAGAAAACGTGTCGCTCAAAGAGGATTTTAGGTACATGTTTACCAGACTCAGGGTCTAGGATAAATCCATCGCCACTACTTTCTACCGAAGCTACAGCTTTGATAGCAGCGTCTTCTACACCAAGAGTTTGTGCAGCTTTTTTATAGTCAATCATTTCTTCAATTCCTATAATGAAAGCACATCCTTGTGCTTTTAAATTATCTCTTAACATTCACACCAAATCTAATATTACCTCCGAGGATGTTTCCACTTCTTGGATACACAGTAAAACTAAGTGTAGAGGTATTGGAAGATGCAACATTATATGTGTAAAGCAGCGGCTCGTTTCCAGATTGTACACTAAGCTCAGCTATAGTAGGGGTTGTAGCAAATCTACCTGCGGGAAGGTTTACTGTAAATGCAAAAGAAGGGCCGCCCGCTGTTACACTTACAACTGATGAAGTTACAAACTCATCTGCACTGGTGTAGATTGTACTGCTATAGAGAGATGCACCAGCAACACCATTTTGCCTATTGTTAGCAACTTGAGAGTCAGACAGGTTAGTGCAATCCATAGCCCTGACTGTTTGTACAGTAAATTGGTTGTTTGTGATAATCCAACCAGAGCAGCCACTACCCCCAGTATTGAAGGTAATACCTTGTGTGCCAGAGAAGATATTGTTATCTATGAAGCTGCTGTACCTGTTAGACTCAAATGTTGCAGAAACACCACTGCTGGAGAATGTATTACCCGCAACCCTGTTTCTGTCCCCATAACGGATAATAATGGGGCCACCGCCACTAATCCAGTTATTAGATATTTGTACGCAACTTGCCTGATCGGTGTAAATTGGATTAAACGCAGCAGGTGTAAGGTCAATCATATTCGCATCAACACTAAAATACAAACCCGCAAGAGCTGTAAAATGTGTTTTATTTGCAATCAGAATATTATCCTCTACAAAAATACCCTCACAAACATTACCATTAACAGGATTTGTTGTAGCTGTGCAAATAATAGCATTCTGACAGCACCCAATAGTATTACCGTAAATGCTATTATTGACAGAGTAACTCAGTTGGATACCGTTACCATTAAAATCTGTATTAACTCGCCCATTATAAATAAAGTTATTGTAGATTTTACTATACCACATACTGTTGCAATCTAGAACAGTAGAGAAGTAATCCGTACCTGTGTTTGACTGAACAATGTTGTCATGGAATGATGACCCGTGGTTATCGCTAATTGTACCCGTTTTAACAGCAAAAGGTACAATACCTTTAGGATTAAAAGTTATACCTCCAACTTCCCAACCTTTACCACTGACTAAAAATCCCCCATTCCCTTGTAAAGTGATAATAGAATCGTTGCCACCATCACCTTGCCAGACAATGCCCTTTCCATCTGTCAACGATCCGATCTGCTGAGTGATTAAGAAGTTATAACCTCCGGGAACCCTTACTCTTTGATTAGCCGCGTAAGCTAACTGAAATGCGGCACTGTCATCTGTTACACCATCACCGACAGCACCATACATCCTGACGTTAGGAAGTAACTCTTTCAGCACAGCATTACTGATTGGTTTATTAGCATCTGAAGTGTTATCAACATTACTAAGACCCACATCGGATTTACTTAAAATAACATCCCCTACCCTCCCAGCTACACTTTTTACAAGTGAATTTGGGCTTGGGAGCAATACCAACGCTGTACCATTAAATTGATAAGTGGTTCCGTTAGATTTTAAGTTTAGAACAAACCATTTAGGAATAGGAGTAGAATAGTAAACTGATCCCACTACAAAATAAACCCTGTTATCTGTAGTAAGAAAATAAGATGAACCGCTAACTGCTGCTGGGAGGCTACTGACAATAGCATCAATATTCTTATCAAAAAGAAAAGAGAATTTTAAAAGATTCTCATCCATTCCTGAGTTCCAGCCACTCTCACCAAAAGCCCAACCATATTTACCTTCGACAAAAGGTGAAGTTAATTGTGTCATATTTATAATATTCCTTTTAGTAACCAACAGCAAAAACAACATTAGCGCCAATTGTACCCCATGTTGAGGCTGGGTAGGCGTTGCAGAATATATTAGCCCCTTGACTGGTCTTATTTACAACTGAGACTTGAAATACACTAGTTGCGCTAGTGTCAGGAGTAAAATTTGCAGATATCACATCATTTGGGAAAGGGGTTGGCCATACAATGGGGGTTGTTGAACCCGATGATGTCAATGAATTGAGGTTGAAGGAAACCCATTGAAGTATAAGCCCCCCGGGTAATTTTTGAGTTCCTTGACCCTCACCAATAGTTTGATTTGTTCCGGTAAAAGCATTGGCTAGTTGTAAAGGACTTAGGAAAACATTATTAGCAGTGAGTGCGCGTGATTGTGCAGCAGTAGACACTTGTGTAGCATCTGACTGGCTTACAAATGCAGGCTCCCAGTAATTATTAGAAGTGTCGAGAACAGGGTTTTGATTTGTATTCGTCTGTTTAGCACGGTACACTACACCATTTGAACCCATGACCAGAGACTTACCACCACTGTTAGCAAATTGATACTCTGTTACAGGATCCCATAACGCTACACCGTATTGATTTATGTGAGCGATAGACTTATCTTGCTTATTATCAATATAATTGAAATACTGTCGAGGTGGGATTTCAACTGCCCAACCCTGTGATATTTTTGTATCTGAGGGTGCTAGAATGTCTCCAGCTGCTGACCAAATTTTATTGATATCTACTGGTTTCGTAATTACAGGCATTTATTGATTTCCTTGTTTAGGCAAGTGGGTAATGCCCATTTATATAAAGAATGTTACCATCTGCAACTCCAATATCTCCACCTACATAGTCGATAGCCTGAGTTGCGGTAAGAGTAGATAAGATGCGTGCCAATCCTAGTTTATTTAAACTTCCCCTCTCATACACAGAGAGTGTATGACCTACACTTAAAGATGCGGCTGGAAGTGGAAGTGTTATTTGAGGTAGTGTTCCTGTACCCTTTGTTGTGATAGTTACTTCAATTTGTACATGACACATGCCAAATATAGATAGATACCTACCTGTGGCAGATACACTTGTGTATGAGTTCGTGGTGGCTGTAACTGTAGGCGTGAATGTTGTCCATGATCTTTTATTTGCAATCTCAGCTTGGACCATTGCTGAAGTGGCAAACTGTGTTGTATTTGTACCTACAACAGGTGTCGGACCAGCCGGGACACCTGTAAATGTCGGTGAAGATAAAGAAGCCCTTGTGGTATCTGTGGGGTGAATGTGATCTTGTCTAGAAAATCTAGAACTGGAGCCTGCATTAGCAGATCCATTTATAATAGGGAGAGTAGATCCCGTCTGGCCCAGAACAAAAGCTGTAGTAGCAACTTGTGTTGTACTAGTGTCTTGGGCGGCAGTGGGTGCCAAAGGCACACCCGTGAATGTGGGACTAGACAGGTTAGCTTTTAAATTCAAGGCTGATTGTACAGAACTTGAAATAGGCTTATTAACATCTGAAGTGTTGTCAACATTGGGTAGACCAACCATCTGTTTCGTAATACCTGAAACAGTCCCTGTAAATGTTGGTGAATTCAGGGGAGCTTTTAAATCTAGTTCAGAATCCGATAGATCAACCTTTTCTTTCAGGTATGCAGTTCTATTTGCTAGTTGTTGAACTGAAGCATTTAAGTAGCCGTATGTCACCGCACCCGATGAAAAAGCAGCTTGACCCCCTTGCAGAGGATCTTCTGTTGCAAGTTGGTAGATTGTAGGTTCATACACTACTGTTTCTGTTATATTAGTCATCTATACCTCAATATAATGTTGCAAATACACCGCCTGTGTTTACAAAGCCGGGGTAGGTCGCTGTTGGGTTTGCGCTAAGGCTGCCATCTGCCAAATAACTACCGTCTGCTATGTAGGACCAAACAGGTGTACCCATACCATAATTGGAATCTCCGTAGTAAAGACCATAGCCTAGACCATATCCATAAGTACCTGAGTAGTCACCAAAACCTTTTGCCCCTTCCATGCCCTCAAACCCGAAAAAATTCCCGGCTTGATATTCTCCATACCCAATCCCCACTCCTACAGTTTTAGGAATAAGTCTTGATGGGTAGCCATCTGTTGAATTTATATACTGAAGTAAGCCTTTCTCAATATCTGTAAGCGGTCTACTAAAGAATACTGTAACGTTAGCGTTACCATTCTCACTGAGGAATGTGCCAGTTGTCCCAAAGATTAGGTTAACTACTTCAATGAATTCTTCTGGTGTAGAGTCTGTAGTATTCTTATAAATCTTAGCTCTGATGAACAGTCTGTAAGTCTCATCATCGAGCGTAATGTTGCCACCAATTGGACTACCAAAATCTAGAAACCTACTTCCAACAAGATTATTGCCCACTTCACCAAAGGAGCCAGCTTTCAATGCACCAACAAAACCAAAGAAAGTGTAAAGATCAGCATTAATCAATACTCGATCTTGACCAACAATACGCCCAATTACATCGAGTTGAGCACCTGTAGCAGTGTCCAAGTCACGCATCTGTAGAAGTTGCTTGAATACTTCCTGAAGCTCTGTTTGTGCGTATATCAGAAGTTGCAAATACTTGTCGAAAATAATCTTATCTTTGAATTGTTCAGTCACCCTGCTGCGTGCAACTTCAAGATACTGTTGTTCCTCAAACGGGATTAACATGGCATTTACCCCTCTTAAGTATTTACAATAATATTAGCACTTGAGATGTTTGCAATCTGATCAAAGTCAATTACAATATTTCCTGTCCCTGTTGGACTAGGGCTTGTACCAATGAACAGAGAATCTACTTGATGACCCTGAACGGTGTTGATTGGTGTGTACAACCTACTATAGATAACATCATCTCCAATACCGAGATTGTCTGCAAAGTATTGAATAAGTGCTGTCTTAATAGTATCAGGTCCAGTCGCAGGAAAATCTGTATCCGTTGTAAGATTGATAGTGATATAGATATTTACAGGATCAGGCCTTTCAAATCCAATACTATGAGCAAATCCTTGGCTATCAAAAATCACTACAGTGCTATCACCAAAGCTTCTAATCCCCATTGGTTTATTTTCCCATATTCTGTTAGCAATATCTGAGCTTAGGCCACCAACAATAATAGGCATAAAGCTATGAGGTGGAACACCAAATTCATTTACAACATCAGTGTCATTCTCATAAATTCTAACTTCTTCAACACCATTTAGGTTAATCAAAGCGGAGTAAAGAGCTTCAATAATGTTACTAGCCCTTTCAAACTTGGTATCTCGAAATCTTAGGCGTAGCTCTTCATCAGTTTCACGACTACGACCTTCTGTAGCGGGTGTGATGTTAGTTACACTGTCCCAACCAAGCTGCGGTGTACTAATAGTTGTTAATGTTCCCGGTTCAGCACTTACAGGGCCAGCCACAGAGGAAACCACTTCACCAATCTTCTGAACTTTGGTAATGCCGAGGTTGGCTGTAGTTGAGAATGTGACAATAGCAAATTCATCTGTACGAACAACCATCAAGCTTGTACCAACAATTTGCGACATCAAAGTTGGATGACTTGCTGTGATGACAGAGTTAAGACCAGCAAGGATAGATGCTTGTGTTGCACCAACTCCACTTGTATAATTGACGGAGTTGCTCGTAGAAATAGAGGAGTAAGTGATTGTGTACAGTGTATTATCTGCCACCAAAAGGGGCGTTACAGTGATACCGGTGGCTGAGCTAGGGGATAAAGCTACAGGACTAATCAGCGTCCATTGTGAGCCATTTGTGGTGCTTGAAATAGTAAGACCAGAGGCTACAAGAGTGTTGTTGTCCCCTGTAAGAATAACTTGTGCTGTAGAGAATGTTTGCTCTTGTCTTGTGATACCACCAAGAGCCACAAGATTATCAAGTGCAATACCTGTTGCAGAGTTAGGGTCAAAAGCTGCATAGTCTGCTTGAGCAACTTCCCACAGATCCGTGAGGCTAGGTGCAGTCAAGGCAATCAACCTGCCCAGTGCACTAGAATCACTTGTGTCTACTACGTCACCCGGTACCACTTGGTCTTGAAAGAGCGTTACTGCCTCTGCCCGTAAATCAGACAGGATTTCTGTCATTCTTTTTATAGCAAAGCCTTGGTCAGAAATACCCGCCATTTTATTTCCTTTAATTTACTGGGTTTATTGAGATGGGGGATGTAACCTCACCATTAACAACTTTAACTTTAAAGACAAGAGAGTATTGTCTATTCTGGAAAGTAGATTCAAAACTAACAATCTCCTTGACTCCAGTTTCTTCTAATATTTTTTGTTGGAATATTAAATCAATTCCAGACTTGGAAGCTTGTTTCTGTCCAAGCAACCTTTGCATGTATGGAACACCATATGTGGTGTCCATGAACCATTCCTCTTGAAATGTGAGGAGGCGAATCTTTAACCTTTGAGCTACTGTCTGTGTGAACGGCTGAGTAGTGTATTCTTTAGTTAAGGTTCCATTGTTCCACACTATATCGTGCTGATTACTCAGTAGAAAATCTATGATACACCTTCCTATTAATTACTTGGCGGTGGTGATTGACCGTGCTTGTGTGTGCTGAAGATAACTCCGTTGAAGGTTTGTACTCCAACCCCTGTATAATTACCCTGATGCGTAATCCCACCAATCCACAAAGTGTTCGCTACATCAACAGTCATCTGCGGGCTGTTAAGATTGATGGCCTGACTTGCATTCACAGTAGCATTGGAACAGTTGATAGTGATAGGTTGATTGCTTGTATTAAGCTCAATACTTCCATCAGCTTTAAGCCTTACTTCAACCTCTGTAGCTCCTAGATTAGCAAACATAACTGTGTCATTTGTATTGTGCGGAAGTACATGTTTCGCAGGATTGTTTACAGCACTGCCGGGAGGTTGAATACCGGGATAAAATACGGCATCACCTTTATCCATCTTGGCAAAGTTTGTAGGCGTAGCTGGCCTACCGTTACCAGACTTCCAAGCTGTCATATCTCGCATAGAGAATACAGCCATCCCTGTGTCACCAGCTTTTATGGGGAAAGTCATGCCTGCTGTAGAGGACACAGGGAAAGCTACTGGAACACCAAGAATAGGAGGTCTTTCAGCTACAGTACCATCGGGAGTTTTTTGATTAATAGTGGGTTGAATATCCACCATTTGACCGGATAGATTATCTCTTACAGCTACAACAATGCAAGGCATAGACGTATATAGATTATTCGCCTTGTCATCAAATACAGCACCTAGTAGTTCTTGAATATCAGCACTCATGACTTAACAACCTTCTCTATAGCAGAGCCTGTACACTCGGTATACCATGTGTTTTCTCTCCACCCACCAAAGTGCTTAAGCTTATCTACTTTGAAATACCCCTGAATCAAGGTGTCTTCAAGCTTTACAATGTCTCCAGCTTTAATATCAGGATTCAATAAAGACTTCCATATAACCCCCGGCTTTTTGGCTTTATCTTTTTTGGACTTTCTAACTTTAGCTGTTTCTCTGTAAGCTGTTTCAACTAAACCAGTTTCCTCAGATATTACGTATGCCGACTGAAAGTTTTCGGTGTTAGCTCTATCATTAGCATGTACATAAAGTACATCATCCTCGATCTGCCAGTCATATCCGTATTTACTACAAAACTCATCCAGAGATTCTTTAGGTGTCCCGCTCATTGAATACCCGTAGAGAAGAGCTTGTTGTTTTTCTGGGATATTGAAAACTCCCCGCTCCGCTCCAAGTGTTGTAACAAACTCTTGTAAAGCGTCTTCTCTTGACTTCCCCGGGGCCACTAATTTGCTGACAAGGGTGTGATTTAACTGTGTATACTTACTACCCATCTGTAGCTGGGTGATAATATCAGTACCACTTTTCCTTGTTACAATATTAGTAACTTGTCCTTTGAATATCTGTTGAAATGTGCCTGTATCCTCATAACCCACAGAGAAGGAAGTGGTTGGGTAATCAGTATCAAGCAATGCAAGTGTTTGTGGATCTAGATTATAGATAGCAATGGCTGCTGAATTTGTACGATCCTTGTTATTACTACTCTTACTTATGTCAAAACTAACTTGAAGATCTTCGATCAGAACACCTTCACCAGTTTTGTAGTCGCCTACAATAAGCTGAAATATCCTATTTCTTTGTAGGCCAGTAATCATAATTAAACTCCATCATCATATACATAGTACATTCTGTAATACTGATTTATTTTATCTGGGTATAAAGTATACGCATCAATAGTCTGAATCTCTGGGATATTTTCCATCCATATCCAACCCGTTAGAGGGAAAAGAGCATAATCTTTAAACATTGGATAGTTAGGAACTAACCTTTCACCGAGAATAATTGGATTTCTTTCTGCATCATAAAGAGAGATGAAGTAGCCTTCGGCTCTTTCTACATAATAGAATTCTAAAATGTAAGAGGTTCCTTGGAGTGCTGTAGAGTATTCGTAATTAGCATCATCAAAAAGAGGTAGTTCAATATACTTTAACATTATCTTGACAACTCCTCGGCGACATCTCTTTGTTTGTCAAGAGAGGGGCCTTTTTCTTCTGACACTTCATTTACTTCGGCAGGTTGTTTACCCTTAGAGACTTTACTTTCAGCTTTTTTCTTTAGTGATTGTGTAATCTGTTTCGGAATTAATACTTTCTTCAGGTAGGCAAAAGTAACCTGTTCAAAAGTAAGATCACAATAAAGACCTTCACCACTATTAGTATCTTCTTTGAAAACCATACTGGTAATTACAAGGTTATTTGTGATCCTTTTAAGAAGAGTCTTGTCATATTCAAAAAGACGGACGGTTTGAATATTAGGTACGGACTTTTGTTTTGCATCACTGTAAATAACACCAGACATGAGATTAATCATGTAGTATTTTACAGTGCTCAACACTTGAAGTCTCTGACTGTCCATCACAACTTCAGGAGAAGTGTCTGCCAGAAACTGACCAATGCTGTCTGGAATAAACTTTGTAAGAACGCTTTGGTCAGTGGAGTTTACCTGAACAGCATTAGGTGCTTCATTCACATTGTAAGGTGAGTTACCCACCAAGTCTTGGATAAGGTAACTACCTTGAGAGATGTCAAAACCTGTTATAACAACAGATAGAGTGATGGTGGGGTTCTCACGAATGAAATGGTCTGATACAGATCCACCATTGGCAATGGGATGCTTTGTCACTTGACCCCTATAAGATTCAACGCTAGCCAACACTGCGTCAAACCAAATAAAACCACCACCATCTTCTGTATCTTCACCCCAGCGAAGTCCGAACGACATACTAAACTCCTTGAGTTATTTTTCAGAATATTTATCTAGGGTTTGTCTTACAACATCACTAAGACTTGCTTCAAACTTGTTCTTAAAGTCTTCTGGTGTAGCAGCGTCAATCTTAACACTAATATCTAGTTTAACATCTGCTTTAGGTGCTGCCATTACACCAGTTGTTGTAGCGCTTGCCTCAGGCATAGGCGTTTTGGACATAGGGAATATACCCATAGGCCCGTTAAACCCATCCCTTCGTCTGTTAGCAAAAGCCTGTTCTTGCTGATCTTTTGCTTGCCTTTGATAATCAAAAAGAGAGTTTGTATTATCAAATGGTTTATCTATTTGCCAAGGTGTTACATCACTCATGCTCTGTGATGGGTCTATTGCAGCAACACCATAAGTTACAGCATCACTAACAAGGTTTACACCTGCACGTCCGGGGGCTGTAATGGCATTTGCGTACCTCTTACCTGCACTTTGAATAGAATCTACAGCACCAGAATAGTCACCCTTAGTCAGTTTATTTGCAGCATTTATACCGTTTGCAATGATGTCAATCTGTTCTTTGAACTTGGCAAGGGGGCCTGTTCCCATAAGAGCACTTAACTCTTTCCAACCCTGTAGGGATGTTTGGCCTAGAGTTACAATCTCACTCATAAGACTTTTGTAAGAGTTTAGAAAGCCAAAGGCTGTATTGCGGGACTCTTCGTCAGGGAAAAATTTATCGCCAAGATAACTGTCTTTGCCATCAAAGAATCTTTGAAGAGATTGCACAGACAATAAGGCAAAAGACACATACTTAGAGACGTTATCAAAGCCTCTAGCCAATGACTCAACCATTGGTCCAGACTCTTTTAAACCTTCATTTAATGCCCTAAATAACCTTGCAAATCCTGACTCAAGCCCTGCGTTGGAAGCAACTACAGCAAGATCGTTTAGGGAGTTTTGTGCCCTAGCTTGTTCTGCTTGAGAAGCTTTTGATGCAGCAGCCAATCCCGGTGCTGCTTGTTGACTTGCAATATCACCAGCGTAAGTAAGGATATCCCCCTTGACTTGTCCCTTCTTCATTGCTGCAAGAAGTTCGGTAATAGCAGCTTGCCCTTCCTTTCCTCCACCTTTGCCCTCAGCAGATAACTGACTCTGATAAGCTCTGGCAAAGATACTTACAGCCCCCGGTAAACTCTCTGCCAACTGACCAGTTAATTCCTCAGATTGTAACTTGTTCTTGCCGGCAATTTGACTCAAAGCCCTATAAACACGTTGTTGCTGCACACGGTCAAGTTTATTTACACGAGATAATTCAGAAAAACCCTTAAATATATTCTGAGATTGTTTTATACTCATTCCTGCACCCGTCAAGCCGGATGTCAGTTTATTGTAATCAG